TCATGCATGCTCCTCGACGTGCTGCCGCATCCAGCGCGTGATACGCTGCTCGACGCGCGGCGATGTGCGGTAGCCTTTTTCGTAGTGGCTGATGGTGCTGGCGCTCAGGTTGATTTCCTCGGCCACGTCGCCCTGGGTCATGCCGAACAGGCCGCGCAGCTGGGGCAGCGTCATCTCGCCGTTGTGCTCGGTCTGCATGTGCCGCAGGAGGTTCTGGAAGGTGCGGTTGCAGCAGGGGCAGACGCCGTTCATCACGCGCGTGCGCATGCGGGTGTGGGCCTTGGTCACGCGCTTGTGGTCGTTCTCGGCCTTGCCGGCGCGCGCGTTGGCAGCGACCAGCTGTTCCTGTGTGCGAGCGAGCTGCGCCTTCAGCTGCGCTTCGGGGCTCTCGCGGAATCCCTGCCCGTGGCCGTTCATGCAGTACCAGGTGGCCTGGTCGCGTTTGCGCTGCTCGTAGAACTGCTCGGACATGCCGAACAGGACGCCGCACTTGTAGCAGCTGATGGTCACGAAGTTGGTGGTTCGGCTGTAGGTACTCATGCGTGCTCCAGGGCGTCTACGAAATGGATGGCTTGATTGAGGACCTGAGCCTTCAGCGAGGGCTCGAAGGCCTGCGCCTCTTCGATGGCGGCGGAGACGTCGAGCAGCGCGCTGACTTGCCAGCGGTGCTCGTCGGCGGCTACGGTCATCAGGGTGTCGAGGCCGGTCTTGAGGGGCGCGGCTTCGTCCAGGCGGTCGCTGATCTCCATGGCGCGCAGCAGCACGGCGAGGAACCAGCTGGCTTCAGCGATGAGGTCGGCGCATTCCTCACCCTGCTGCAGCACGTGCAGGCGAATCTTCACTGTCTGCAGGCGCACACGCAGCCCTTCGCGCGCCACGGCGCGAGCGATGGGGTTCTGGCCGACCAGGGGACCGACCTTGCGGGCCTTGAGCCTCATGCCGGTGCCTCGCCTTTGACCTTGCCCTTGCCCTTGGGCCAGCCGGCGGCGACGAAGTCGGCCACGACGTTGGCCAGCGCCGGCAGCGTCTTGCTGATTGCGGTGGTTTCGGTCGGCAGATACTTCTCAAATTCCGGCAGCGCCTCCTGCAGGGCCTTGCGGGTTGACACACCGTAGGCGCCCTGGCGCAGCTTGGTGCGCAGCGCAGAGCGGTGCTCGCGCTGCGCGGTGTCGAGCGCGCGCAGGCGCGCCACTTCGGGTTTGGCGAGCAGCTTGTCGGCCCACGCGTGGGCGTTGTCCCAGTCGCTTTCGCTGCACGGTACATCGTAGCTAGCGTGGTGCGGCACATAGACGCGCTCGGCGCGCAGGTAGGGCTTCAACGCAGGTTTTTTCCAGAGTTCCTGGACGGCGGCGGGGAGTGTCTCCAGGGCCGCGGCGAAAAGAGCGTCGCCGATCAGCTTGCTGTAGTCGATCTCGGGCACGTCGTTCATGGCGGCGTCGACGAAGGCGTCGCGCAGGTAGTTGGTCAGGCGCACGGAGGTTCCTTTCAGTCAGGGAAGTTGAGGGCGGTGGTGGCGTGCAGGATGGCCTCCACCGTGCTGTAGAAAACTTCGCCCAGCGCGGCGCACTGCGGCGGAATCTCCACGATGGGCGAGGTGCGGTAGTTGCCGCTGTCACGGCAGTCGATGCGATCGCGCCTGGCGTCGGCGCGGGTGGCGTGGGCGTGCAGGTACAGCTCGTTCGACGTACCGCCTTCCTGCACCACGACATAGGTCTCGCGGGGCTTGGGGGGTTTGGCAGCTCCGGTCATTTCAGCTGGGTCTCTTCGGCCAGGGCGTAGGTGACGACGCCCCGCAGGTCGTTGAGGAACGCCAGCAGTCCCGGTTTGTCGGTCGGCACGTTGATCTCCAACGCGCTGATGTCTTTAGCGGCGTAGCCTGCGCGGCGGTAGGCAGCGCGGGCCTTGGTCAGCTCGGCCTGCGTGCCGACGAACACGGCTTCGCGGCTCTCGGCGTCTTCGGCCTGGATGAAGTACAGCTTCATGGCGTGCTCCTTTCAGTGGGGGGTGCGCGTGTCGTCTCCGTTGACCACGATTCCGCCGGGCATCTGGGCGGCGATCTGATCGGCGGCGCCCTTGAGGGCGCGGAGGGTGTGGTAGGTCAGCATGCAGATCAGCATCTCGCTGGTGCTGACGCTCTCGTGCTCGGGAGTGAGTTCCTCGCTGTCGATGTGATTCATGACGTGCGCGACGCGGTCAGGATCGGCAGAGCAGGTCATGCTCAGGCCGCCGTAGATGCCCAGCTCCTGCGTGCGCAGGGTGATGGTGACTTCGGTGATGGGGGCGTCTTTGCTCATGGTCTGGTCTTTTTGGTAGGGGGTGTGGGGGTAGGGCGCATGCTCAGGCGCAGCGCCTTGATGGCGAGCTTGTTGCCGCCGCGCGCGCTCTCGATGACGACCTTGCGCGTGATCGGGACGGACTGCCCTTTTATTTCGGTCGGGAGCACCTGCAGCGTGGGCTTGCCCGAGGGTTCGATCACAGTGGCCAGGCACCAGCCGTGGGCGCGGGCCTGCTCTGCGTCGTGGGAGGTCCATTCATCTTTCATCGCGCAAGATATTCAGATAAAAGGGCGCGGGTAGGCCCTTGGCGGTGCACGGGGTGCGGGTCAGCTGCGGCTGGTAACGACGATACGGACGTCGCCGGAGACGATGGTGACGTTCTTGCCGTCGTCGGTGATGAGGATGCCGGCGCGGTTCATGACCACGATCTCGGCCCCTGGTGCGTCTTCGCGCTGAGCGGCGCGAAGCCGGTAGCCCCACCGGTGCCGCTGGTCGCCTTCCATGGGCTTGAATTCCCGCGTCAGCATGCCCTTGCGGTACATGTAGCCCAGATAGTCGGACACGCGGTTGAGGTTGGGGAAGAGTTCGCGGATGGCAGGCTTGTCAAAAACTTCCGAGGCAGTCAGCGGTTCAGTGGCCTGGTTGAGTACCCGTAGTACGGCGGTTCTCACTTCTTCGTTGGGTGTTCGCATGGGTGCAGTCCTCCTTCAGGGCGGTCGTGGGAATCGTGGATTCTCATGGTGCCGGGCAAACGGCTGATTGTCCCGGTACACCGCCTTCTTGACGTAGAGGTACATCAGGTAAAGGAGTAACAGGTTATAACTCAGCCGGTAGACGTTGGAGCTGATACCGACGACGGTCGTCAGGAGACGGATGATTCGCATGACAACGTGGCCTCTCTGATGTGGTCGAGCAGGATGCGGCGTGGCTGCACGCGTTCGCTGAATGTGCTGGCGTACATCGAGAGTTCCCAGATCAGCGGGGTGTGCATGAGCACCACGCCGTCGGCGCACCCCACGGCCACACAGACATTGCGGCCTTCATGAAAGCGCTTCGACAACCAGTTCTTCTGCAGTTCAGTGAGCCCGATGTCCACCCGCGTGGTCGGGCGTTGCGGCACCTTGACGTACTTGTATTCCACCCACAGGTCGCCGCCGTTGCCGCTGTACCAGCAGTCGGCGATGCCGCTGTTGTAGGTGTTGTGGTTCTTCATGCGGTACACCTCGGTGGGCAACGTGCGGTGCACCCATGCAATGAAGGTGTTTTCAGGACCGCGTGCCACGGGTGCCTTTGCGCGGGGTTTTCACGGCGGGGGGCGCTGGCGCATTGCTGGCCTCGTGTTCGATCAGCATGTCCAGCGCGTGCTTGGCCTTTTCCAGGTCCGCGAGGCCGCCCTTGTCGCGGAAGCGGGTGACGTACTTGACGACCGTGTGCTGGCACGCGTCCAGCTTGTTGGCCATGCTGTACTGCATGGGCTGGATCGCCAGCTTGCGGTAGTGGTCGCCACCGACCTGGGTGTCGTATGCGCTCATGCGTGTACCGTCGCTTTCTGCATGTTCTTGAAGAGGGCCTGCACGCACTTGGCCTGATTGACGGCGTCGGCGAGGGCGTTGTGGTTGTTGTTCAGCGGTTCGGCCTGGATGCCGGGCAGGTTGCGCAGGGTGCGCACGCAGCGGCTGTTCCAGTGGCGCCAGGGTGGCATGGCCTGGTGCTGCGCGTAGGCGTGGGCCAGCATGGGCAGGTCGAAGTCGGCGCCGTTGCTCCACATGCGCGTGTCCGATGTCGGGTCTGCCGCGGCGACCCAGTCGGCGAAGTTCCAGAGGGCTGTCTCCAGCGTGATCTTGGGCTCGTGGAAGACGGCTTGTGCTGCGGCGCTCTGCTTCATCCACCAGATGAGCGTGTCCTCGCTGACGCGCCGGCCCTTGAGCAGGTTGCTCTCCACGCAGATGGAGGCGTAGAAGCCGTTATCGTCGATCTTGTCGCTGTGCGCGTCGAAGCGCACAGCGCCGATGCTCATGATGACGGCATCGGCGGTCGTGGCCAGGGTTTCGAGGTCAACCATGACGTCTTTCAATTTACTTCTCCTGGTGCTGGAAAAAGAACGCCCCGCACGGTGAAGGTGCGGGGCGCCGGGATCAGCCGTGCGCGGTGACGAACTTGGCAGCGTCGGCTTCGGCCCTGGTCAGCGCGGCCTGCTTGCGTTCGACCAGCTTGGCGGCCTTGTCGCGGGCCTTGACGTGCTCGTTGACGGTCTTCTCGGCGGCCTTGAGCACGGCGCTGGCCTGCTTGTGTTCTTCCTTGGCCAGGCTGACCGCGGTCTTGAGCAGCTGGCGCTTCTGCAGCAGCTCGTCACGGGTCGGTTCTTTCTTGGTACGCGCCATCGTATTTCTCCTTGAGTTGGTTGGCGTAGTGGGTTTCGCGGAGCCGGACGGCCCGCTGGATCAACCGGGTGATGACCGACCGGCGGCGGCGTGTGGCGGCTTCGAGTTCGAGCGCCGCCACGACTTCTTCTTCGGTCAGCCTGGGCAGCCACTCGCGCAAGTCCTGGAACGAGCCCAGGACCTTGGTGACGTGGTACTGGCGGACGGCCACGGGGGCTTACCGGCGTGCAATCGCGGGGCGGGCGCCCGTGCGCGGCTTGGCGGCGGTGCCGCCCTGCAGCTTGGCGTGCACGGCGTCGGTGTAGTCGGGCAGGCGCTCCAGCAGCTGGCGGGCTTCGTCCTGGCGTGCTGCATGGGCTTCGACGTGCGGGTTGGCCTCGGGGTCGGAGAACACCAGCTGTGCGTAGGTGACGGCGTCGTTGAACGACACGGTCGTGACCACGCCCACCGGGGGCATGCCGAAGATGCGCACCACGTCGTTGACGTAGGCGTCGAACGCCTTGAGCGCGGTGGGCGAGACATTGAGCACCCACAGCGGGCCGTCCGGCGAGTCCGGGTCGGTGACCACCAGCTGGCGGGTGTTCTTGCAGGCCTTGCCCGCACCAGCGGAGCCGAACTGGTTCATCGGGCAGCTGTTGCAGCTGGTGGACTGCTTGGCGGGCGCGGTGGCGTGCGGCACCAGCTGCAGCGGGTTATCGCCGAGCGCGAAGCAGTCGGGCGGCGAGAGCGAGTTGGCGTCGTACGTGTCGTTGTAGTAGTTGTTGCGGCTGTTGAAGTCGACGATGACAAAGCGCTGGGGCTCGCGGGTCTGTACGCCGTTGGGCAACCTGAACTGCTTGTCCTGCGTGACGCGGATGTTCACGCCGGTGGCAGGCGCGGTCTTGCTCGCGGCCAGCGCGGCCTGCTCGGCCAGGCGCTCCTTGATCGAGACGACGCTGTTGTTCTGGCGAACGGCGACGGCGGTGCCAGCCGGCGGGGCGGCGGATTTCTTGGCGGCAGGGGCCTTGGTGGGGGTTTTGATGGCCATGTGATCGCTCCTGTAACAATACGATGAAAGATGAGTTGGTCAGACCGTGCGCAGGTTCAGACGCGTCTTGATGAAGGGCTGGACGCCGGGCACCTTCTTGCCCGCTTCCAGCAGCTCCCGGTACGCCGGATCGGAGACTCGGCGTTGCAGAAGGTGGTAGTACCTGTTCTTGTGGATGTAGGCGTAGAAGCTGTCCCAGTCTTCGACGCTGGCGGTGGTGCTGCGGGTTGACGAGGCGGTGGCGTTGCGGCCGGTGAGCTTGTCCAGGCCCTGCTCGCCCATGGCCTGCAGCAGCGCGTCCTCGGCGCCGGCAATGCGCTCGTCGAGTTCGGAGACCTGGGCGGTCAGGGCTTTCTTCTGCTCGCGCAGTTCCCAGAGGGTGTCGACCTGGGCGCCGAGGCTGGGGGTCTTGGCCTTGGGCGCCGCGCGAGGGGGCTTGCGTTCGGCAACAGCAGACATATCGTTCTCCTTGGGGGTGTGAATCATAACACGATGAATGACAGATGAAAGATCAAGCGGCGCAAATTTCCGCTTCGTTTTCCTCCTCGGCTCGGGCCTCCTCGGCCAGCTCGTCCAGGCGTTCCTGGATGATGTCGTTGTGGTAGAGCTGCTCGATCACGTTCTCGTCGGAGGTGAGGTATTCGTATTCAGCCTCCAGGTCGCGGTACAGCTCGATCATCAGGTCCCTGAGCAAGTCCTCAACGGCGTCGGCGGCTGCAATCCATTCTTCGTCGCCTGGGTTGGTGGCGGCCCAAAGAAGGTGCTTGAAGTGGTCTTCGTCCTCGTCGTAGGGGTTGTTGGCGTACCAGCCGCTGAAGTCGAAAGTTACACTGTTTTCGTGGTAATACCTGTCGTTATGCAGGAGGTACAGCGAGGTCCCTTCGGCCGCCTCCGCCAGGTGCTCGTAACCCGCCGCGGTGAGCAGTAGCGGTATGTTGCTGGCGACGCCTGTGAAGCACGCGCCGTCGCCCTGGCTCCAGAAGCCGGACCAGTAGCACTGCTCGACAACGAAGCCGACGGCGTGGGCCTTCTCCTTGGTTTGGGCGTAGTGGTATTCGCACCAGTCGTTGTCGTCGACGTCCCAGTCGCGGTATTTCTCCAGCAGGGCTTCCTGCTCTTCTTCCGGCAGCTGTTCCCACAAGGTGCGAGCCTCGGGGCTGAGCGTGGGGTGGTTCGGTTCATTTGCTGTAGAAGACATCGACTTTTCCTTCAGCGTTGAGCGGGATGTCGGGGGCCCAGGCGGGCGGCGTGCGCATGACCTTGATCATGAAGTCGAGGCAGCGCTTGCCGCCGGCCACGGTGGGCAGCGTGACGGTCTCGTCGTGCGTGGTCATGACCACCGGGTAGCGGCGGGCGATGACCGGCATCTGCTCACCAACGACGATGATCCGGGCCAGCGCCTGGACGATGTTCTCGGTGAGCAGCCCGCCGTAAATCCTGGCGCGGCCGTCGCGGCGCTGGTAAGACCAGCCGAGGTTGCCTTCGTCGTCGGCGGTGTGCCGCAAGTCGGGGTACTTGAGTGACAGGCCGTTGGGCAGTTGGATGTGGTTCTTTCCCCAGCGCAGGCACTTGTACGAGCCTTCGCGCCCTGCCGCCATGTCGAGGATGATCTGGTCACAGAGCCGCCAGAACTGGACGGTGCGATGCGACACATGGCGGTAGGTGTTGACGAAGGCCGAGCACTCCGCCAGCGTGAACTTGACCGGCGGGCCCATGGCGCCGGTGGCCAGGGTGTGCTGGAACTTGCGGTGCCCCATGCCATAGCCGAGCCCCAGCCGGGCGACCTTGCCGACCTGGCGTTCCATCTCGTCGGCCTTGGTGATCTCGCGGCCATAGAAGCTGTCGGCCAGTTTGCAGTACACGTCGCGGTCCAGGCCGGCGTCGTTAAGGCGGAAGTCCTCCAGCAGGTCGTCCTGGCCCGCAATCCACGCCAGCACGCGGGCTTCGATCTGTGACGAGTCGCAGATGGCTATGACGCGGCCCTTGGGCGCGAGCAGGCTCTTGCGCAGCTCGCCGCCCCGCGGCAGGTTCTGGTAGTTGCGCTTGTCGCCCGCGGAGAAGCGGCCGGTATGCGCGCCGTAGTAGTGGTAGAGCACGGGCAGCGTACCGTCGCCGCTGCGCGCCGATGCGAGCATGCGGCCGGCGCGCGTCTCGTTGATGGTGGACTTGACCATGAGTCGCGCTTCGACCAGCTCGCGCACGCGCTTCTTGGGGTGCTGCAGCAGGTCGGTGAATTCGAGGTCGGTCCTGGCGAAGGCGAACGTCTCCAGCCCCGTCGTGGGGCTGATCTTGACGGGCGTGTCGACCCCGGCTTCGTTCAGCAGGGCGCCGAAGCTGGCGTTGCTGGCGATCTTCTTGCGCACGGCCTCCAGCGCGGCGTCCTTGCCGTTGTGCAGGATCATGCGGGTCATCTCGGATTTGGTGCCGCCAACGCGGAACAGCAGCTCCTCGCGGGCCTTGATCTCGCGCGCCAGCTCGGCTTCGGCGCGCGGCACGTCGAGGTGCAGCCGGGGGCTGGTGAAGCAGCGCAGGGCGGTGTCGATGATGCCGAGCTCGGCCGCCGGGAACTGCTTCAGCATGTCGAGAAAAACGGCGTGACACAGCTCGACGTCCTGTGCGCAATACGCCGCCATCATGTCGTAGAGGTCCTGGAACAGCACCGGCACGCCTCGGCTGCGGTCCAGCACGGCAGGCAGCTTGTTGCCCCGTTGATAGTACGCGGCCACTGCGTTGAGGTCGGCCCTGATCTCGTTGCCGTGCAGGGCGCGCGCCATGCCCAGGGTGTCGTACAGGAAGTGCGGGTGCACGCCGTAGTGCTGGCTGAGGATGAAGCCGTCGAAGGCGGTGTTGTGTGCCAGCAGGGCGTGCGTGCGCCAATCAATGGCCGCAAGCGCTGCCTTGACCTTGGGTCCGGGGACCACGCGGACCTTGCGGCGGCCGACCTTGATGCCCATCATGTGCACCTTGAAGCGCGGGTCACGCACGTACTCGCTGGTGCTGAGTTTGCGTAACGTGTAGTCCTGGTCGTAGTAGGTCTCGAAGTCGATCGTGACGAGGCGGCTGAGGTCAAGCACCGGCGGTCTCCTGCAGCAGCTGCTTGCCTGCGTCGGTGGGCAGGAAGGTGATGTCGTTGCGGCCGTGGGCGCCGAACATCGTGACCAGGCCGCAGTTGCGCAGCTCCTGCATGTTGCGGTTGACGGCGCCGCGGGTGATCTTCAAGGCGTCGGCGACTTCGGCCGTGGTGGTGGCGCGCTTGGGAGCGGCCACGGCGCGCAGCTGCGCAATGAGCACGCGGCGTCGTTGGTATGACCAGCGCGGCAGGGGCTGCGCGGGCGCCGGGGCGGTGTTGAAGTGCCAGACCGGCTTGGTCAGGCCGTGGTAGTTGTAGTACATAGGTCAGGAAAAAGTAACGGTGTCGAGGTTGCAACCGTGCAGCCGGTTGAGGGCGGTGGTGTGTAGGCTGGCTTCGTTGGCCGTGGCGAAGTCCTCCAGGTGGTGCAAGGTGGAGCGCCCTGCTGCGTCAGGCGTGAGCCGGGCGTAGACGCTGTAGAACTCGGCCTGGTCAGGCGCGAAACACTGGCGAGCGAGGCCGTCAGGGCCTGTATATCGTGCTAAGTAGAAAAAGTAGCGAGGGTTCACGCTGCGGCTCCGTGCAGACGGTTCATGAGGGCGCAGAACTCATAGGCGCTGTCACGACTGAAAAACACCTTGACCGGCTGCATTTCGCGCCCCTCGGTACGGAACACGCAGAAATGATCAACACGCCCCATGGCGGCGATGCGGGCGTGCTCGGTGCCGTAGCCGACCATGGGGAATACGTGGTATTTCACGTTGTGGCTCCATGCAGGCGGCGCAGCACCGCCAGGTGTGCGCGCGCGTCGCCCTCCCGTTCGAATTCGGCGAGCAGGACGCTGGGTGGAAATCTATGTTGTTCGATGGGTCTGGCGCGCACCTGCCAGGTGACGACGGGAAGAGGCGGCCCGCACCAGTTGACGTGCGACGTCACGAAGTAGGTATGGCGGGTCATGACGCGAACAGGTCCAGCAGGTGCTGCATGCGCTTGTTCTTTCCCTCCAGAATCTGCACGACCTTCTCGTCGATGGTGCCGGTCGCAACCAGGGTGATGGTCTCGGTCTTCTGGGTCTGGCCGATGCGGTATTGGCGCCGCGAGCCCTGCTCGAACAGCTCCAGGTCGTAGGTGGGGGACGCCCAGATGGTGGTGCTGCCGCGCGTCAGGGTGAGGCCGTGCCCGGCGGAGCGGGGGTGGGCGAACATGACGCGGTAGGCGCCCATCTGGTAGGCCTGCACATAGTTCTTGCGTTCGGCATCGGTGGTGTCGCCGTCGATGACGCAGAAGGTCAGGCCGCGCCGCGTGGCCTCGTCAATCAGGGCGTTGCGCTGATGCTTCCACTGAAACATGACCAGGCTGTGCGCGCGCTCCTCAACCAGGTCGAGTACAGCTTCATAGCGACCGGTGTCGACCAGGGTGAAGTCGGTGTCGTCGGTGTAGACGGCGCCGCTGGCCAGCTGCAGCAGCTTGGTGGCGACGGCCGCGGCATTGATGGCGGTGAGTTCCTTGCCCTTCAGGCGCAGCAGGTGCGTGGCTTCCAGCTCCTGGTAGGTCTTGAGGTGCTTGCGGCTCAGGTGATAGTGGCGCGTGTAGCGGTGATTCGCCGGTATATCCACACAGGCTTCAAAACGGTGGCGGATCGTGATGTCGGACAGGAGGTCGAATACCGCCTCTTCGGCGCCGTCGCGGTCGATCCATTCGATGGCGTCCTTGTTGCGGCCGCGCTGGACCGGGGTGCAGGTGGAGTTGCGGAAGCCGTAGAAGCTGGGGCCCAGGCGACGACCACGGTCCAGCAGAAAGGCCTGGTGCCAGACGTCGGTGATGCTGCGGCCGTTGGGAGTGCCAGTAAGGCAGCTGCGATGCTCGAAGTGAGGGGCAATCTGGGCAAGGGCCTTGCTCCGCTGGCTGGTGTGGTGCTTGAAGGCGGTGCTTTCGTCGACGATCAATTCAGAGAACCGTGCGAAAAAAGACTTCGGCTGTTTGGCAAGCCACTTCACGGCGTCGTGGTTGGTGATGTAGGCGTCGGCGTCGGCGGCGAAGGCGGCGTCGCGGTTTTCCGCGCGCGCAACCGAGGTGACGATGCCGGGCTCGAATTTCTGGAAGTCCTCGGCCCAGGCCGATTCGAGCAGCGTCTTGGGAGCCACGATGAGCGCCGGCCCCGCGCCTTTGCGGCGCCGGTTGGAGAAGGCGCGGATGCGGGTGAAGGTCTTGCCGGTGCCGGGGTCGCTGACGTCGAACACGATGGGTGTGCGCAGGTCGTGCTTGAGCGATTCGACCTGGTGCGCCATGGCGCCGGCAAATAGCGGGTCAACCCGGGCTGTTGCCTTCTTCGATGATTTTCGTTCCAAGGTGGATGAGGTCATCGTGGTAAACGTGGTAGTTGTGGGCGTTGGAGGCGTGTGGATGGAGTTCGGAGGCGAGCTGCCGCAAGCGGTACAGGTCCCAGAAACGGTCGCTGCGCTGCCGTTGGCTGAAAGGAACGTCATGGCCTTTGGGCGGATGGTGGAGCCGCATCCACTGGATGATGGTGCTCAGCTGTGTCGGTGCGGAGGCGCTGTGCGAGGACGCGCATTCCCACGTCGCGGACGAAGGAGGACACGGCGTTGTATTGGGTCTGGTCGTGCTTGAACTGGACACGCAGCGCCAGCATCCGCCAGAACCTTTGTGGGCTTTCTCTGGTCGGGTAGGGTCCTTGTGCTTGGTCATTGGCGTTGGGTTGCTCTGGAAAATGCAGCCTCATGAGCGCTATCACGCTGTCCAATGACAAAACCTCCGCGGATGAAGTCGATGGCTCACATGTGTTCATAGGCTTATCGGGCATTGCGGTCGAGGAGATCGAGGTAATCGGGCCGCTGGACACGCAGCCGCATTTCCTGGCGGGCGGTATGGTCGCGGTTGGCGCGCACGAGTTTGCGGCGTTGGTGGGCGTTCATGAGGTGCTGATGGCGGTGTTGTACGCGGTGAGGGAGGCGGTGTACGCGTCGATCCAGCGGATGCTGCGCGCCATGATCTGGCGGTCGGACAGGCTGTGCCATTCCGTGTACATGGCATCCGTACGATAGGAAGGGGAGTGCAGCAGCAACAGAGCGCGCAGGCGGTTGATTTCCGCCAGGTGCGTGGCTTTGTACCTGCGCTTTTTGACGCCCCTCATCGCACGCCGACCTTGCAGTCGCCCGAGCCCCAGGGGCCGTACTGGCACCACTTGCAGGTGAAGAGCGAGGGGTTGGCGGGCCAGGTGTTGCAGCTCATGATGGCGTCAGCCTGGCGCTGGAAATTGTCGAGAAAGCGCAGGCCCTGCTGCCGTGTGTAGGTGCGGCTGGTAACGTCGCCAGTGTCGAGATACCAGAGCTCGGCCGTGACGACTTCGAGTTCGGGGTGGCGCAGGAAGGCCACCAGCTGGTAGAGCTGCAGCTGCTGCGCGTGCTTGATCTCGTTGCCGAATTTCTTGCCGGTCTTGAAGTCGATCACGGCGGCTTCCTGCGGGTTGCGGAAGGCCATGGCGTCGAGCTTCAGGCGCAGCCAGGCGTCACGCCATTCGGTGGGCTGCCAGTCGGGGTCCATGCCCCATTCACCTTCGACCGAGACCTGGCCGGTGGCATAGTGCGCGCGCAGCCAGTGGAGTGGCTGGCTGAAGTGCTTGCCGGCCTCGTGACCCAAGGCAGCCTTTTGCCCGGTGATGAACAGCTCGCAGTCGGTGTGGATGCGGGTGCCGCGGTCGTTGGCGTGCTCGGTCTTGCCAGGGGGCAAGGGGCGCGTGGGCTCGGGCACACGCGCGACGTGCAGCAGGTAGGTGCGGTACTTGCACTTCTCGAAATCACCGAGCTTCGAGAAGGACCAGGAGTTAAGGGTTTCGGCGGCGGTAGTCATTTTCTTTGGGGATGTCGGCGACGTTGATGTTGATGACGCGAGAGATGTTGGCCAGCAACGCGCCATCGCCAACGAACTTTTGCTCAATGTCGGTGTCTTCTTCGCCGATGCGGAGGAAGACGGCGTTGCCGAAGTCTTCGCCTTCGTCGCTGATGAGGGCGTCGCTGAGGGCTTCGTACAGCTCGACGTGGGCGGCGACGTCCTGGTATTCGGGATACCACTTGACGTCGGGGGCGCCGAAGCGGACGGTGAGGGTGTCGCCGTTGCGTTGGGCGCAGACCTCATCGACGGCGGCTCGGTACTCGCCGCCCTTGAGCGCGAAGGCCATCAGGACAGGGTTGAGCCTGTCGTAGGGACCTTCGGCAGCGTAGAAGACGTCGCTGCGGTAGCCCATGTCAAACCTCCAGTTGGATGGTTTCGCCGAACGGACCGACGTGGTCGCTGGTGGCGCACCAGAGGACGGGGTATTCGACAGGCGCGGGGAACGGGCCGTACATGTCGGTCAGATAGATGAGGCAGGTGGGGGTGATGCCTTCGTCGGCCAGGTGTTCGAAGGGCGGGCGGAAGTCGGTGCCGCCGCCGCCAAGCATTTCGAGTTCGACGGATTCGTGCGGGCTATAGGTGTCGACGCGGTTGATCTGGGCGTCGCAGTAGATGACCCGCAGCTCCTTGGGTTTGATGCTCTGGTGTATGGCATTGATCTCGGCGCCAAAGGCGTTCAGCAGTTCCTGGGTGACGGACCCTGAAGTATCCACGACAACAGTCAGATTATCGACGACTTGGCCAGACATGCCAGGCAGGATGAAGCCGTTGGCCATGGCCTTGCGGTTGGGACGGCTCCACGCGTAGTCGTCCTTGGAGAACTGCGTGGCGAAGCGCTGCAGGTATTCGCGCCAGTTGATCCGCGGCGTGGTCATGTCGTCGACAAGGCGCTGCAGGCTGCCGGGCAGGTGGCCGGTGCCCTTGGCGGCGTGAGCGGCCTGGATGGTGGCGATCTTCCAGGTGATGACGTCCTCGATCGAGTCGGCGCCGCCGTTGGGCTCGATGTTGTCGAGAGGCGGGTTCTTGCTGTCAGGCTCGTCGGGCAGGAGGTCGTAGATGGCGTCGGCCGTCATGTCGGCGAACTGCGCGTCGCAGAGCCAGCCGGGGATGGGGCGGAAACCCGCCGTCTGGAGAATCCAGTTGATGGCGTAGTCGGCGGCCTTGTTCCACTTGCCGTGGTGACGGCCGAGCAGGCGGCTGCCGTGATCGAGCACGCAGTGCATGACCTCGTGGGCCAGCAGTGTCTCGCGTTGTCGATCGTCCCATTGCGAGACGAATTTGGGGTTGTAGCGGATGACGCGCGTGTTGACGCTGAGCGTGGGCACGCTGGGGTCTTCGATGAGTTTGAGGCGCAGGGCCAGAGCACCGAAGAAGGGGTGGTTGCAGATGAGGCGGCTGCGAGCCATGGACATGAGATCGGCGGCGCTGGTCATGAGAGGACTCCAGGAATGTCAGCGCCGACCCATTTCGGGGGGCGTTTGAGGGGGGCGCTGTTGGGGATGGGGGCGATGTCATACGCGCCCGAGTGGGTGAGGAGGTAGCTGTCGCGCAAGGCCTCGTAGCTAAAGTTCAAATGCTCGGCCAGGTAGTCGTCAGCGTGCAACGCAGCCAGCAATACCTGCGGGCGTACCTGCGGGTGTGCATGAATGTCATAAGCGTTCCAGGCGTGCTGAGGAACGTTATGCAAGGTACGCATGGGGGCGTGCCAGCGCTTGAACTTGCGCAGCTTTTGTACTGCCGCGGCGTGTGCCGGCTTGTTGATGGTGGCCCGCACGCGTTGGTATAGGTAGTTTGGGGGAGTAAGCAGCTTCAACGACCGATCGAGCAATACGGCCGTGCGCGGAAAATAGACACCGTGGGGAGTGCGCACGTAGGCGTAGTTGCCATGGGTCCCGGTGGATAACCCTCTTTCTGTGTGATACCAGATGAAGCTGTGAGAGGACATGGAGTTCCACGGGCGGATGCGGGTGTTGCCGTCGGGGTAGTAGGTGATCAGGGGTGTTGCGTAGAGGCAGAGCGCAAAGGAGCCGTCGTCGTTGCGCTGCAGCCGCTTGTGTTCTTTGCGCTTGCACTCGGTGAGGCTGACGGTGTCATCGCCAAACCTGAAGCGGCTGGTGCGCCAGTGCACCTTGGCAGCGGTGTAGTTCTCCAGGCGCACCATGTCGTGGGTGATGATGGCGGGCATTAGCGTTTCATCCTTTTCAGAATGGCGTCAGTGGCCGCGGCGGTATCTTTCCGGGCATGTGACGATGAACGAAGAACGTCGACGTTCTGCAGCACAGTGCCGCGGATGGCGTTCTCCAACTCGATGAGGGTCGGGTCGTTGGTGATGTTGAACGCGCTGAGTACGTCGAGGAATTCGCGCAGGTTGCCCATGAGCGAATCGTGGATGCGGGGCGTATCCTTGGCGCATTGCTCCTTGATGCGTTCCAGCAGCAGGCGCAGGCGGGCGTAGCAGTTTTCCAGGGCCTTGGCCTGGCGCTCTTGCACGGCGCGCTCGACGCTGGCCTTGATTTCGTCCTGTTCTTCGCCGGCGATCTGCAGGCGGAAGTCGTTGGCGCTGGGGATGGGCGTGTAGTCGGTCTTGATGTCGAAGGCGTTGCGGATTTCCCAGGCGTCGGGGTAGTCGTCCTGGCAGAACATGGTGCCCAGGCGGCTCTGGGCCTGTTGGACCGCTTGCGGGTAGTGCATGCGGAAGTCGTTGGCGGCATCTTCGAAGGCGTTGCGCAGCTTGGCCAGACCGTCGCGGTATTCCATGAACAGCCGGGAGGGCAGCAAGCGCGCGCCTTTGTCGGACCACGGCAGGGTCTTGGCGTAGTGGAACTGCCGGATGGCTGTGGCCGCCTTGTTGACGGGTTCGAGCAGGCTCCGGTCGACCAGCCACTTGTTGTAGCGGCCGGCGTTGGTGGCGTTGTGCTGCTGTTCGACTTCGGCCGACACGGCTTTGTCGTGACGGGTAGCGGTCCACTGGCTAATCGTTAGTTCGACGAGCATGGCGGATTCATGAAGGGCGCTCATTTCACGGGCTCCTTAGTGGTGACTTCTTTACGTACTGTGCAGTCGATGATGGCTGTGTTGGCTAGCTGCGCGCGGCCGTAGACGGCACAGTCGCGCAGCGTGGCGTTGTCAGTGGCGAACATCGCCGTCAGGACGCCAGTGGCGAATGCGATGAAGGTTTTGATCACTTGAGCAGGGCGGCATTCTTGTTGGCCCACTGGGTGAAGGTGGCTGTCTTGGCGATGGCCATGTCGCGCGTGACGCTGCGCACGTAGAGCACCTGGTACTCGGGCGGCATGCGGGTGACGAATTTCATCAGCCGGTCGAAGTTGTTGGGGGTGGTTTGATGGTCGATGCTGGTGACCATGGCGTACATCAGCTCGGGCTTTTCCTTGTTGATCTCGATGCTCTCGGGGTTGAGCAAGATTTCGTCGACCGAAGGCAGCGAGGCGGCCAGGCGCACGAAGGCGAGGAATTCAGTGGCCGCGCCTTCGCCGACGGTGCCGGAGATGAGGGCGAATTCGGTGGTGGCGTCGAGCCCGGAGTTGCGGATTTCGTCGACGAAGACCCAGGTGCGCGGGCTGGGGAAGCTGCGCGGGTTGGACTTGACGTCGAAGCTGTGCAGCAGCGAGGGTTTGAAGCGCAGGAAGGCGCAGGTCTCGGCGCTGATGCTGTTCTGCAGTGCCCAGTGATACCAGTCGTTGATGTCCGGCTCGAAGTCGATGTGCACGAAGCGGTTGGCCAGGGGGCTTGGCATGGTATGCGTGATGGCGCGGTCGGTGGTGCGGTTGCCGGCGGCGACGATGGCCCAGCCGTCGGGCAGCTGCACGTCGCCGATCTTGCGGTCGAGGATGAATTGGTAGCCGGCGGCTTGCACGGCGGGCGCGGCGGAGTTGAGTTCGTCGAAGAACAGAATGCCTTTGCCGCTGGTGGGTACGAAGTCCGCCGGCAGCCACTTCATGAGGGCTTTCTTGGCGTCGGGCACCGGGAAGCCCTTGATGTCGGTCGGGTCGAGCAGAGAGAGGCGGATGTCGCGCACTTCAACCTTGCGCTGCGCGCCGATCTGGTGGATGACGTCGGACTTGCCGACGCCTGGGGCGCCCCACAGGAAGGCCGGGCGGCGCTTGTCGATCAGATGGTTGAGGGCAGCAACAGCTTGGGAGGGTTTCATGATTTTTCCTTTTAAATGATAGATGAAAGATAAATCAGCGTGATATGGCCGCTGACCGTGAGGACTGTGGCGGGGGCAGTGGTGCCGTCGTCACGCGTTTAGACGTGTACGATTGATGATCGGGAGCCAGTTCATGCTGATTCCTTCGCCGCATACGGATCAACACCAGCGTTGATGCATTCGCAAACGCGTCGCAACTCAGTAGCTTGAGCGTCCCTGGTAGCGGCCCAGGCAGCGGCCCCGGCAGCGTCCCAGGCAGTGTCTCTGGCAGCGGCCCAAGCAGCGTCCCAGGCAGCGGTCAGGGCAGCGTCTCTGGCAGCGTCCCAGGCAGCGGCCCTGGCAACGTCCCAGGCAGCGTCTCTGGTAGCGTCCCTGGCAACGTCCCAGGCAGCGGCCCCGGCAGCGTCCCAGGCAGTGTCTCTGGCAGCGGCCCAAGCAGCGTCCCAGGCAGCGGTCAGTTCGTCGTCTGTGGCTTCGCCTTCTGCGTGACGGCGAGCCACTTCCAGCGCGTCAACACTACGCTTATCCGTCATCATGCGTTCAACTTGCCTCGCACACCAAACGGCATACAGCCGCATCTCTCGCTGATGACCCTTCACCGCGCGCAGACACCACAGCGCATCGTCCAGGCCGTTGCTGTCCATAATCGTGACGATGCTGATAGGCGTGGTGTCGCCATAACCTGAGCAAAGGCTATGGCGCAATTTTAAATAGCCAACGCGCTCGCCGTCTTGCAGGCGCATGCCGCACGGGCCGGCCTTGCGAATTTCCTTGAGGGTGGTTTTCATTTGTTGTCCTTCGCCGCGTCGATGGCGGCGTTTAACAGGTTGCCGTGGAGTGGCTCCCATCCGTTTTTCGTCCACCGCTCGATTCTCCAGTGCGCCCAGCGCGTCGAATGCGCGGTGACGCCGAAACCTGCGAGGAAGTGATACCGCTCTGCGTTGGCCCTAAAGGCATCCCGCTCCGCAGTGACAGCGGCGAGTTGGGCGCGAAGGGTGTCGATGGTGTTTCGCCAGCCCTCCACGTTTGCGCTATCAAGGGACAGGTTCCTGCTGGAAGCAAATTGCTCAATCAGGCGCACCATCGGCGCTGCGTCAGCCGATGATCCCAGCGGGACAACTTCTTTGCGAGTCGTCAAAAATGCGCCGAAATCGAACAGCAGGCCAGCTAGCGCCTCCGTCAGCAATTGCTCGGTCGGTTTGTTACCCACGTTGTTCTCCTGTTTTTGTAGCGGCGTTGGTGCGGTTGCGCAGGTCGTCGGCTTCTGTGGCGTAGCGCATGCCCTTTGCGAGAGCGATTTCTTCCCCTTTAGATTGGCCCCAAGTTAAGGAGTAAGGCGGGTTCCTCCAGCCTAAAAACCAGTAGGTTTCACCGTGATTCGGGAACTCTCTCAGCGGCTCCGGCAACACCCATTTCCGGCCATTAACGGTAAGGTTAATGGTGCGTTTGACGGGTGGTGGGGGCAGTGGTGCCAATGCCGAGCCGTGTCAACTCGTCAAGTAATTCACTGAAGGCCCTTTGAACTTCCGCTTCATTGGTCGCCCCGTTGTAGGTGCAGACTGCTTGGATGGCATTTTCCAGATCGTTCAAGCGGGCAGCAAGCTCGGAGTGAATGGCATCGAAAGTGGGGGCCGTTTGCTCTTCGCCTCTGTACCAATCGCTGATGGCGGCTTCGATTTCGTCGTCTGAAATGCCGTCGTTCTGAAAGAATGTTCGAGCGAGTTCTTCGACAACTTCATAGGCAAACACACCGTCGTCTACACGGTCAGGGGTTTCGGCCAGGTGTTTCTGGTCCAGCTTCTCAATCCGCTCGACTAGGAAAATCAGGTCTTCGACAACGCCGATGTGGCCGCCTCGACGGTCCGCGATCGCGTTCTTTTCGTCGTCGGGCAGGCTGAGAAAAACGCCGTAGCAAAAAGCCAGATGGGTGGCGGCTTGCTCGGTCATGGTGGGTTGAGCGTTCATAGCGATTCCCTCGTTAATACTCGCTGGGCAGGGGCCATCGGTTCTTTTCGGGCGGTGTATCCGGGTATGAGTTGTTGTACTTCGTCAAATGGTGCTTGACGGCGTATCGAATGAGTTTGCTGGTTTTCATGTCGTTATTCCTCGATTTCCAAGGGCCAGGCGCGATTACCGATGCGTTGAATGCCTGCATCTTCGTCAGCCTGTGCCTCGGTGTCGTGCCAGCGTGTGTACCCGCCCGGGTACATGTTGACCCACACCGTCCGCTTTTTGGGCGCCATAAAGAGGTCGTACTTGGATTCACCAACGTCGTAGCTGCGGCCATTCTCGTAAGCGGCAAGTAGAGTCTTTTCGACGCGGCAGATCACGCACACACTTTCATCCAACTCCGGGACGTGTGCGATGAAGTGAGCCGTTTGGCCACCACGGGTGACAAGAGGTTCGCCGCGCGCGGCGGCTTCAAGATCAAAGGGTTTCATCGTGCGGCCCCGGGCTTGCTTGTTGGGTGTTGAGGGTTGTGCAGATGCCACTTGGGGCCCAGGTAGCGCAGTGAGCGTGCCCACTGGCGGGCGTAGTTGCGGCGTTCGCTGGCGGTCCAGTCGTGTCGGGCGAACGCGGTGCGGAATTGGGTGAGGCGGACGGTGTTCATTGCAGCGGCGAGTCGTAGCCGGCGGTGCTCAGGGCTTTGCTGATCTGGTCGCGCAGCTCTTCGAGGGGACGACCGCTCTGCAGCTGGCGCATGGTGATGCCGCATTGCTCATACAAGACGAGCAGGCGTTCGACGGCCTGGTCATCCTTCTGTGCTATGGCGCCTTTGACTATGTAGCGGTAGGCGAGCATGAGGGTGGCAGCGGCGTGATAGCCGCTGGGCATGCTGGTAAGTGCCGTTGCGGCCAGTACCTCGCCAAAGGTGTGCATGACTTCAGGGGTGATGGTGTTTTGGGCGGGGTTGGCGTTGGAGGTGTTGTTGTCGAAGTTTGCAATGCTGTTCGTCATGTGATGCTCCGAGTGATGTGTTAGGTAGTGACGTGCAGATGGATGTGCACTTCTTGAGGTGCGACGATGAACAAGTCATCAACGTGTTCAGACAAGCCGCGGGATAACCGCCCCTGGGTGTTGTAGACAAGCAGGCGCTCGCGCACACGTACTACGAGGCTGTGGGCTTTGTTGGCGGATTTGTCGTGCAGGATTAGCTGCGCGTGTGCGCCGCCGCGCGTGATGAGAGGGGCTCCGGCCTTGGCGGATTCGAGGTCGAAGGGGTATTTCATTCAAATCTCCGATGAAGGATTACTTGACCACTTTGAGGTGGCCGGGGTTGCTGGTCTTGTCGACCACGGGGTAGTCGTCGAGGTATTGGGGGAACAGGGTGTAGTCCGGCCAATCGACCTTCATGCTGAGGGCCAGGCTGCCATCGCCCAGGCGCGCGGTGCTGAGCCGCATGCCGTGATTGGCCATGCGCTTGCCGAACTCGGCGGATGTGAGCTTCTCGTCGGTGATGTAGGTGTACATACGGTTGAGCTCGTCGCGCGAGAGGTAGAAGTTGCCGTGGCTGGTCTTCTTGCGGGTAAGCAGGGTGCGCAGGTCTTCCTTGTAGTTCTTGACCTTTTCGTGCTGGAGGTGGTCGGTCATGTAGCGCTTGTCGCTGGGCAGCTGCTCCAGGAAATACTTGATGTCGCCGTGTTTGAGGGCTTCGACGAACTGCTCGGTGACGGTGCGGCTGCGGTCGATGAGGTCGTCCTTGGCGCTGGTCTGCATGGGCGTGGCGGCGGCGTGTTCGTCGACTTGCAGGCCGGCGAGGTAGTCGAAGAAGTCTTCGAGCTCGTTGTGGATGACCCTGATTTCGGCGGCGGTGGGTTTGATGGGGGTGTTCTGGTACGCGGCAACGTTGAAGCGCCGGTCGCCCAGGTCGAGGCGCAACGAGACGTGTTCGTTGGTGTTGAACAGCCAGTTGGAGTAGTTGATGGCGGGCAGTGCTGCGCGGAACATGCCGCGGACGGAGATGGTGGGTTCGGTGATGTAGTTCTTGAGGTTGGCCATCACGGATTTCTGCTTGCCGAACTGGATGGCTTTGAGTTCCATCTCGTCGACTGAGACGAGCAGGGTCTTGGAGAGGTAGTCGTTGAATTGGTCGTTGAGTTCTTCCATGCGCTTGGTGCGCACGTTGGCGCGGCCGAGCAGCGGCGTGCAGATGAGGTTGGTGAGGATGCCTTTGCCGGTGCCTGGTGCGCCCTGAAGAATCCACGCGGTGCCGGTGCGGGTGCGGAACTGCACGATGAAGGCGAGCCAGTTGTAGAAGTGGGCGACGATGGGGGCGTCGTTGCCGAGGGCGTGAGAGACGAACTTGTGGATGGTCTTGGGGGGCTTGGCGACCTTGTTCGGCGGGTTGAGCATGTAGATGCTGGGTTCGAACAGGTTGATGCGCCTGTTGGCGAAGTCGACGCGCACGACGTCGCCGGGGTCGAACACGACGCGCCATGAGGGGACGTTCTCGGTCCAGGCGATGTTGTACTGGGCGGCGTAGTCCTTGAGCATCTTCAAGGTTTTGAAGGGGTGCAGCTCCAGCTGGTTGGTGATGGTGTCGTAGGTGCCGCCGTAGTAGGTGCTGCTGAGTTCGTCCTGGAAGGCGAAGGCGCTGAGGGTGCTGTTGCCTGGCACCGCGGCGTGGCCGGTGGATTGCACTTGCGCCCAGTAGTCGGGGATGAGTTCCTTGGTGAGGTAGGTGGGCTCGCCCTTGAAGTTGAAGATGTATTGGGGGTTGTTTTCGGGGTGGTAATAGGCCCAGCTGTCACCGCCGTTGAGGTTGAAGTAGACGAAGCCGCGCTCGGTCTTCATCTCGGTGACGAGGGCCCTGTCGGGCTTGGAGAGGTATTCGACAGCGCCGTCGAGTTTGTAGGTGAACTTGCGCTTGGGCAGCCCGTTGCGCAGGCGCAGCTCGTTGATTTTGTCTTCGGTCTTGACTTTGTTTTGTCCGGGGCTGTGGATGGCGGCTAAGGGGATGGTGGCGGCACCGTGTTTGCGCTTGACGAGACTGATGCGCGCCTTGAGCGGGTCTTTCATCCCCTTGAATATGGGGGCGGCGACGTAGAGGAGTTTGTCGTTCTGGCAGGCGCTGATGTCGAGCGGCCAGTGCAGGGTGTTGCCAGTCTTGGTCAGCGACATGGCGTTGACGAACAAGGCGCTGTTGAAGTTCTGCTGGATGAGCCACTGCTTGAGGGAGGGGGCGGGCAGCGGGTGGGTGAGCAGGAAGAAGATGTGGCAGCTCAGGCGGGCGGGGTCAAGGCCGTGCGAAGCGGAATACTGCACGACGTAGGAGATGTCGTGCAGCCCGAGCTGGGTCATGATGAAGTCGGGGGTGACGTTGACTTTGACTAATTGGCCTGCCGCGTTGGTGATATCGGCTTGCGTGGGGATGCCGTCGATGTCAAGGCAAACCCACGACGAAAGATCACCCGTGACGGTTGCGCCTGCCCTGGATTCGGCCTTGAGGGTGCGGTGGAGCTCACCCTTGATGAGGCAGCCGCCCTTGGTGCTGGTGTTGCGCACCAGGTGGTACAACTGCTCCGCGGTAGTGATGTTGTGCTTCGCGGAAGTGAATTCCCACGTGAGTGGGTAGGAGGTTTTCTCGATGCTGCCAGCGACCTTCGAAATGGTTTTGGTGAGGGGCTGGGTCGTGGTCAGTGAGTAGATCAGCATGGCAGTCAGACGAGGGTCAGAAGGCAGACGAGCAGGGAAGCGAAGCATACGCCGGACCCTGACAGTTCGCAAGTGCCCGGGGGGCGCTAGCAGACCTCTTTAAAACGGGGTGGCGGGGCAGGCGCCGAAACAGGCAGCGGCGCAATACACTCAAGACAAAAAAATACATTCTCTTGGCCTAAGTCCTTGATTTATATAGCTTTTTTCTTTTTGTAATTTTGTAATTTTGTAATTGAATAAAGTTAAAGAAGAAAAAAAAGAGAGAAGAAGAGAAGAGGTATAAGTAGTTGTAGTATGGATTTTTCGCGCCTTCCGTTACATACATTTTTCCGTAGTGTCGTCGGCGCCGGCCGCGCGCGCGTGCCGACGACGACTGCAAGAGCAAAGAAAAAGCAGGGCCTTTCGGCCCTGCGCGATGCTTATGCGTCGGCAAACTTGGGTGCCTTCAGCACGTCCTTGAGCGTGCTGCTGAAGCGGTCTGCCTCGGTGCGGATGTGGACGTATTCCGTGAGCTTGATCTTGGGTTCACGGCGCAGCCATTCCACGCGGGTCTGCACACCGTTGAGGATGCTCACGATGATGCGCTCTTGCATTGTCAAGGGCAGTTCGTGGAAGCTGGCGGCTTCGCTGATGTGGTTGGCTTCCCGAATCATGGAGAGCGCGGCGCCTGCCATGCGCAGGTTGTCGTCCCTGCGTTTGATGGCGTGTTCGACTTCGCGTTGGAGTGCGTCATTGACGAAGGCGTCGAAGGCCTTGGGGTCGCGGGTTTTGAGATCGCCTGATGCGGTTTCGACGTCGTATTCGATCTTGGCGCGGTCTTCTGCCGAGATCGTGCGGACTTTCTGATCCGTGACGCGCTCGTCGAAGGGTTTGCGCTTGAATCGGCGCATGGCATCGACGCCGTACGCATGGGCTTCGATGGCAATGGTGTCGCCTACAGCCAGCATCTTTGCTAGGGTCTTGATGCTGGTGCCGTCGTTGGCGGTCATGCCTTCGAAGGCTGTGTCGGTGAACGAGGGGCGTGTGGCCTCGCAGTATTCATCGAGCGTGATGTCGGTCTTTTCGCGGAGTACCGAGAACGCGGTCCACGCCAGGTTGTTGGCCATGATCGTGGTCCAAAAGTCCATGGTGTCGGACGCGCCTGCTGCGATGAGCGCGCGCAGGTTGGCGTTCTGGATGTCTTCGATTGCATCGTTGATGTCGAAGTATGCGTACGTCTGTTTGACGCTGTCAGGGGTGATGTTGGCGGCGTTCATGGCTTGTGCGATAGCAGTCATTTCAGTTTCCTTTGAGGGTTGTGGTACGCGGACGCGCACCCAGACGAGCATTCGATGAAAGATGAATGCTCGTGAGGCTGGGCTCAGCGTGAGGGCATCTCACTTGTGCGCTGCTTGAGATAAGCAACGATGCTCATGCCGAGTTCTTCTTCGAGCTCGATGAGGATGTCGAGGGGGTCGAGCGTGGCCGTGTTGGGCGCGGTGTCGAGGAAGTCGCGGTCGTCGGTGGTGAGGTAGGACATGGGAATTTCCATGGTGGTCTCCAAGTGAAAAAGCCCGCGGTGTTTGCACACGGCGGGCTGGTGGGTGAAGGGGGGTAGTTGCTGTTTACGCAGCGGCGGCTGGTTGCGGAGCGAGCTTGCCCATCTCCGCGATGTTGAACCAGCCGGGAACGTAGCGGCCGTTCTCGTTGTGGCCGACGACTTTGCGCGCGCCGGCAAGTACCAGGGAACACGTCAGCGCGCCGATGGTTGCGACCATCACGCCCGAATAGGTCCCCCAGTGGATAATGAGAAGCATTATCATTACCATCACGTCAATGAAGAGTGGATGACTGATCACCCACATCTTCCATTTCCACGGCAGTTTGGCCAATGTGACCAGGAGGCCGAGCCCCACGACAGCACCCATCTCGAACATGGTGTGCTCCTTAGTTGATAGCGTTCTTGGTGGCACTCAGCTTCATGGTGCTCATCTTTTCAGAGCACCAGTCCTTGGCCACCGCGTACCACGCATCCACGCTGTGGTCCATCACGCGCTCGTGAACCCAGAAGCCCGCGGCGATCGCAGCGGCGCTCAGCGCAAGCAGCATGACGTAGTAAGCGAACAGCGCGAACCATGCGCTGCCGGTTGCACCGAATAACCACATGCCTGCGTGCGGCGCTGTGGCGCCTGCCGCCACCAGGCCCGCGGACAGGGTGCACGTGGTTGCTGCGAACGCTGCCACCACGCGCTTGGTGCTAGGCCGCAACGCTGCGGCGTACTCCTGCCGCGTGTTGCGCAGCAGGCCTTCGTTGATCATGAAACTCATCGACATGGCACTCTCCTTGAAAAAGTAAAGAACGAACAACAAACACGAACTACAAAATCCATAGCACGACGCAGCCCCGAACGAAGTGAGGGGCTGCACGGCACCGGATGAATCACGCGGTGGCGTCCGCCACTGCTTTCTTGCCGCGGCCGAAGAGCCAGCCAGCGGCACCGACGACGGCGCGGCCGATCGTCAGCTCGCGGTCCTCGCCGATCACCGCATGCACGTAAGGGCTGATCACCGCCGTGCTCAGCACGCTGGTGGCAAAGGCCACCAAAAGCGCGGCCCAGCCGGTCAGAAACCAGCTCGTGATGGCCGCGCACAACGTGGTCATCACGAGGCCGAACGCCGCCTCGACGGCGGCGTATCCCACGGCGCCGTGGGCTGTGTCGACGAAGTTGGCCGCAGCGGCTGCCCCGTCTTGGGCGCTATCGTTGTCGTTGTCGCTGTCGCTATCCGACATCGGTGCGCACATCTGCGCGTGCTCGATGTCCATGCGCAGCTTCTGCTGCGCGGCCCGGTCTGCCGCGGCTGCGGCGCGTTGTTCGGGAGTCATGGTGCTCTCCTTACTCAGCTGCTGCGGGGACGGGCGTGGCGACGCGATGGCCGATGTGGCCGTGTGTGTTGACCACGTACTTCTCGATCACGGCGCCGTCGCGGCGCGTGTAAGTGCCGACGACGTGGCCGACGGCGCGGCGCGGGACGAGGGGCTTGGGCAGTTGCTCGCGCAGCGCCCGGTAGGCGTCGACGGCGTTGGTCAGGCGCGTGTCACGTGCCGCGATCTCACCGTCCTTGATGCTCAGCTGCAGGCGCAGCTGTTCGATCGTGCGCAGCGCTTCGTTCAGGTCACGGGCCAGCTCGGCCTTGGTCAGCTTTGACACGGTGCGGTTCTCGGTGTTCATCCTGGGCTCCTTTCGTGTGTTGAGGAACGAACACGCAAGGCAGCACGATGCAGACACGAGCGAAGCGAGGGGCTGCTCCCCCACCCCACCTCGCCAATGGGGCCCCCTTTCGGCCGGGAGACCTGAATCCGAAGTGGGGGTGCTTCTTGGCGCGGGGTGGGGGAGAGCCTCACGCCGCCGCACTCAGCCAAACACTACCGAACCTCCAAGCCCCTTAGCTTTTTCCTATGAAGAAGCTAGAATCCGAACCGCCCACCCCCTTTCATCTGAGGCACATCGAAAAAATTTTCGCCGTGGCCACACGTCCGACTGCCCCCGCCGCCAAGAAGCGCCATGCCCCGCCGGTAAAACCCCCCGGCAGCCGCACCGTGCGCTATGGAAAAGAGGACGCCACCCGAAAGGCCGCTGCCCGCAAGTACGTGAGCACCATCACGAACGCGGGCGCGGCGGCAACGTCCCCCACCAAGCCGCTGACCGAGAAGCAGAAGCTCTTCGCGCGCTATTGGGCAGAGGGCGACACGCTCCCGGCCGCCGCGCGCCGCGCTGGTTACCCCGAGGGCTCCACGCGTCTGGCCTACAGCATGATCCACATGCCGGCGATCCGGGCCCTCTACGACGCCGAGAAGAAGAAATACGAGGAAGCCGGCGCCATGACACGCAAAAAGGTCATGGACATGCTGGTGGAGGCGTATGACGTGGCCAAGATGGTCTCGGAGCCCAGCTCCATGGTCGCCGCGGCGCGTGAGATCGGCAAGATGTGCGGCTACTACGCCCCGGTTGAGCAGAAAGTGTCGGTGTCGGTGTCCGGCAGGGTGGTGATGGATCGCCTCGACCGCATGAGCGACGAGGAACTGCTGAAAATCATCACCGCCGGCAGCGAGAACACAGTACAGCTGCTGGAGTCTTCGTCTGTGATCGCCGGCTCATCGGAGATCGAAGCCTTCTCGGAGGCGGACGCCGATGATTGACCCTTTGCAAGGCCTCTGGGCGTGACCAGCGCCGCTGTTGCCAAGGCCCAGGCCGAAATGGCCAGCCGCCTGCTGGCCAGGCGGCGTCTTCTGCCCTTCGTGCAGCGCTTCAACCCCCGCTACAAGGCCGGGTGGGTGCATGCCGACGTGTGCCGCCGCCTGGAGCAGTTCAGCCGCGACGTGGCAGAGGAAAAATCCCCCCGCCTGATGATCCTGATGCCCCCTCGCTCGGGCAAGAGCGAGCTGGCCAGCCGGTGTTTCCCGGCCTGGCACCTGGGGCACTACCCCGATCACGAGTTCATCGCGGCGTCGTACAACGTGTCGCTGGCTATGTCGTTCAGCCGCAAGGTGAAGGAGGTGCTCACGGACAACTCCTACCAGGGCGTGTTCGAGACACGCCTGCACCCTGACATGCAGAGCGCCGAGGAGTGGGCCATCGCCGGCCACCGCGGCGGCTACGTGGCGGCGGGCGTGGGCGGCGGCATCACCGGCAAGGGTGCGCACGTGCTGGTGATTGACGACCCGGTGAAGAACGCCGAGGAGGCCGACAGCGCGGACACGCGCGAGAAGCTCTGGGACTGGTACGCGTCGACGGCCTACACCCGCCTGGCGCCTGGCGGCGGCGTGCTGGTGATCCAGACGTGCTGGAACGACGACGACCTCGCGGGCCGGCTGCAGCGCGCCATGCAGGACGACCCGGAGGCCGACCAGTTCGTGGTGGTGAAGTACCCGGCCGTCGCCGAGTTCGACGAATACCTAGACGAGGACACCGACCTGATCGTGGATGAGTGCCCCTCGCGCGGCCGCTTGCTGCGCCACAAGGGCGATGCGCTGCACCCTGAGCGCTACGACCTGCAGAAGCTCAACCGCATCCGCAAGACGATCCCGACGCGGTTCTGGTCGGCGCTGTATCAGCAGAACCCGGTGCCCGACGACGGCATCTACTTCGTCAAGGAGAACTTCCGTCGCTCGCAGCCGCCGCACCCGACCGGCACCAACATCTACTGCGCGTTCGACTTCGCCATCAGCGAGAAGAGGCAGAACGACTACACGGTCGGGGTGATCGGGTTGCACACGCCCGAGGACCTGCTCTACGTCGTCGACCACATGCGCTTTCGCTCGGGCGACGCCTACTTCATAGTCAACGCGATGCTGACCTTGATCGCGCGCTGGGCGGTGCACAGCCCCGTCGTGCTGGGCGTGGAGGACGGCCAAATCTGGCGCTCGCTCGCCGCCGTGTTCGCCAAGGAGGCGCGCCGCCGCCGCATGTACGTGTCGGTCGTGCTGCTGAAGCCGCTGACCGACAAGTTGACGCGCGCCCGTCCGCTGCAGGCGCGGATGCAGCAGGGCACGGTGGTCTTCGATGAAGCCGCTGAGTGGTACGGCGCCTGTCAACAGGAGATGCTCCGCTTCCCAGCGGCCGCGCACGACGACCAGGTGGACGCGCTGGCCTGGCTGGCGCAGATGACCGTCGACGCGCCGCCGCCGCGCGCGCCGTCCCAGACCACCCCCCGCGCCTCGTGGCGCGACCGCCTGCTTGGTCATGGCGCCGAGGGCACGCACATGAGTGCGTGACCCCCGGCACCCCGACACCCCTACACCCGCCCGCCCGCGCCCCCGTACCACTTCGACCCTGGAGCCCCCTCATGCCACAGAACCCTGAGATCGCCATGAAGCAATGGCGTCGGTACGCCTACGCGCGCGACACTGGGCACAACGACTTCGTCAAGAAGGCCAGCACCTGCGTGGCCTTCCTGTGCAACGAGCAGTGGCAGCAGGAGGACCTGGTGCGCCTGCGGCGCGAGCGCCGGCCGGCGCTCACCGTCAACAAGATTCTGAGCACTGTGTCGACGGTGCAGGGCGAGCAGATTTACAACCGCGCGGAGACGACGTTCCGACCGCGCGGGGGTGCCGCCGGCGCCACGGCGGATGCGCTGGCCATGGTGTTCAAGCAGATCAGTGACAACAACCAGCTGGCGTGGCTGCGCAGTGACATGTTCCTGGACGGTATCGTCACCGGGCGCGGCTACCTGGACGTGCGCATCGACTACGAAGACAGCCTGCAGGGCGAGGTGCGCATCACGCACCTGAACCCCAAGAACGTGCTGGTCGACCCCGACGCCGAGCACGCCGACCCCGACACCTGGGGCGAGGTGTTCGTGACCAAGTGGATGACGCTGCAGGACATCGCGCAGCTGTACGGCGAAGCGGACGCCACGCTGCTGAAGGCCCGCACCGGCTCCGCGCTGCAGTACGGCTACGATTCGATTAACGAGCGGCGCGACCGGTTCGGAAAGCACGCCTATGACTTCTATGCGGGGCCGGAGATCGAGCATCGCCGCCGCATCCGCGTGATCGACCGCCAGTACCGCGAGCTGGTGAAGCAGAAGTTCTTCGCCACCGTCGAGACCGGTGACCTGCGGCCGGTGCCGCGCCAGATCGCCGACGACCGCGAGGCCATCGCCGCCGTGGTGGCCCAGACCGGGCAGGTGGTGATCGAGAAGCCGGCGCAGCGCATCAAGTGGACGGTGACGGCCGACGACGTGGTGCTGCACGACGACTGGAGCCCCTTCAAGCACTTCACGGTGGTGCCGTACTTCCCGTACTTCATGCACGGTCGCACGCTGGGCATCGTCGAGGGGTTGCTGAGCAGCCAGGAGCTGCTGAACAAGACGCTGAGCCAGGAGCTGCACGTGGTGAACACCACGGCCAACAGCGGCTGGATCGTCAAGCGCGGCGCGCTGACCAACATGACCCCCGCCGAGCTGGAGCAGAAGGGCGCCATGAGCGGGCTGGTGATGGAGGTGGACGAAGTCGCCAACGCCCAGAAGATCACCCCCAACCAGGTGCCCACGGGGCTGGACCGTGTCTCCTACAAGGCCGAGGAGCACATCAAGACGATTTCCGGCGTGTCGGACTCCATGCAGGGCTTCGACCGCGAGGACGTGGCGGCCAAGGCCATCCAGGCCAAGCGCCAGGCTGGCAGCACCAACCTGGTCAAGCCGATGGACAGCCTGACGCGCACGGATTTTTGGATCGCGCGCGCGGTGCTCGACCTGGTGCAGGAGTTCTACACCGAGCCGCGCCTGATCACGATCACCAAGAACCGGCTGACCGGCGACCAGGAGTCGGTGATGGTCAACGAGGCGACGCCCGAGGGCGAGATCGCCAACAACCTGACCATGGGCGAGTACGACATCATCGTCAGCTCGGTGCCGCAGCGCGAGACGCTGGAGGACAGCCAGTTCGAGCAGGCCGTGGCGCTGCGCGAGATGGGCGTGGCGATCCCGGACGACGTCCTGATCCAGGCCAGCCGCTTGCAGAACAAGGCCGACATCCTGAAGGCCATGAAGGGCGACCAGAACAGCCCCGAGGCGCAGGCCCAGGCCCGGCTGCAACAGCGCGCCCAGGAGGCTGAGGTGCTGCGTCTGGAAGGCGAGGCCGCGGCCAAGCACGCCGACGCCGGCCTGCGCGCGGCCAAGGCCGAAGACCTGCTGCGCGGCAAGCCCGAGGCGGCTGGCACCGACCCGCAGCTGGAGTGGGCCAAGGCCGAGCACGAGCGCGACCTCGCGGAGCGCGAGTTCCAGCACGAGGTCGACATCGACCAGCGCCGCCTCGGCAACGAGGAGGCCGAGACGCAGCAGAGGCTGCAGCTGGAGGCGCAGACCGCGGCCCAAAAATCCGAAACCGACCGCATCGTGGCCTTGCAGAAGGCCGCATCCGACCGCCTGGCCGCGAGCCAGGCGGACACCCCCCGGGGCGAATGAGCCCCTCGTTCCTTCGACGACATAGAGGTCCAAGATGACTGTGAAATTCCTGTTCAATCGCCTGTTCGCGCCTGCGGGCGACAACGGCTCGGACGCGGGCGGCGGCGCCCTGCCGGGCAACACCCCCGACCTGCCGGGCGACGGCGCCCCTTCCACGGCCGATCTGGGCGGTGATGGCACCGAGACCCCCGGCAAGGGCGCTGCGGCGGCCGCAGGGGCCGGCGAGGGCGACGGCAGTGATGACGACGGCGATGGCGAAGGCGACGGCGACGACGGCGACAGCGGCGCCAAGGGCCGGGGCAAGGACAACCGCATCCCGCTCTCGCGCCATAAGGCGGTGCTGGAGAAGGAGCGCGAGAAGAACCGCCAGCTGGAGGCCCAGCTGCGCCAGCAGCAGGCCACGCGCCAGACGCAAGTCACCACCGAGCAGCTGCAGCGCTACCAGGACGACGTTGACAAGAAGGAGACGGCGTACCAGAAGGCCCTGCTCGAAGGTGACACGGCCGCTGCCGAGTCGCTGCGGCGCGAGATCAACCAGCTGAACCGGGCCATCACCAACGAGGAAATCCGCACCGCCACCGTACAGGCCGAGAGCCGCGCCCGCGAGGCGGCGCGCTACGACATCACCATGGAGCGCGTCGAGCAGGCCTACCCGGCGCTGAACGAGGACTCCGACGAGTTCGACGCCGAGCTGGCCCAGGACGTGATGGACAAGATGGTCGCCAACGTGCAGCGCGGCCAGGCCCCCTACGAGGCGCTGCAGAACGCCGTCAAGCGCGTGATGGGCGCACCGGCCAACCGGGCCCAGGAGCGCGCCACCACCGACAAGCCGCGGGTGGCCGGCGCCGCCCAGACGCCGCCCGCCGACGCCAAGCTGGCGGCCGGCAAGCGCGCAGTGGACACCATCAAGCGCACGCCGGCCAACATCGGCCGCGTGGGGTCGAACAGCGACACCGCCGGCGGCGGCCTGGACGCCAGCTCGGTGAGCAAGTTGTCGTACGAGGAGTTCAACAAAATCCCCGAAGACACCCTGGCGCGTCTCCGGGGCGACTTTTTGGTTTGACAACGCGATAGCTGCTGGTAATGTTGTCTGTCATCTGATAGTATTCTTGTATTGCAGCAGCAGTGCTTTCCCCCGGCTACGACCGGGGTCTTTTTGCACCGCACCCGGCTGAGGCCACGAAAGCGCTTCTCTCCCGCCTGCCACGGCGAAAACGCTGGCGAAACCTTCGTTTCAACCACCGTGAGAGGCCTTCATGTCCTTTACCAATTTCGCAGCCCTGTCGAGCGAACAGTACACGCTCTGGGCGCGCACCCTGTGGAAGCAGGCTCGCAACGAGTCTTTCATCAACAAGTTCCTCGGAAAAAGCGCGAACGCCATGGTTCACCATGTCGACGAGCTGAAGAAGGATGAAAAGGGTGCCCGCGCCATCGTCACCCTGCTGGCTGACTTGGTCGGCGACGGCATCGCCGGCGACCGTACGCTGGAAGGCAACGAGGAATCGTTGCAGATTTTCGACCAGAACATCCGCATCGACCAGTTGCGCCACGCCAGCCGCCACGAAGGCCGCATGGCAGATCAGAAGTCGGTGTTCAACTTCCGAGAGAACGCGAAGAACAACCTGGCCTACTGGCTGGCCGACCGCATGGACCAGATGGCGTTCCTGACGCTTTCCGGCGTGTCGTACGGCATGACCAACACGGGCGCTGTGCGAACGGGGTCCGGGCTGACTGCGTTGGAGTTCGCCAACGACGTCTCTGCGCCTTCGGCCAACCGTCGCCTGCGCTGGGATGCCACCGCCAAGGTACTGGTGCCCAACGCCGCCACCAACGCGGTTGCGGCCACCGACGTACCGATGTGGGACACCCTCATGGCTGCCAAGACCTACGCCAAAAGCCGCTACATCCGCGGTGTACGCGACGGCGGCGGCGAAGAGGTGTACCACGCGTTTCTGTCGCCCCAGGCCATGCTGAAGCTCAAGCAGGACGACAAGTACGTGCAGAACCTGCGCCACGCCGCGGTACGTGACTCCAGCAACCCGCTGTTCACCGGTACGTCGGTGAAGGTCGACGGCATCTTCATCCATGAGTTCCGTCATGTCTACAACACCGCAGGCGCCGCCTCCGGCGCCAAGTGGGGAGCAACCGGCACCGTGGACGGCTGCCAGCTGCTGTTCTGCGGTGCGCAAGCCCTGGCGCTTGCCGACATCGGCGATCCGTACTGGGTCGAGAAGGGCTTCGACTACGACAACCAGCAGTCGATCTCGGTCGGGAAGATGTTTGGCTTCCTGAAGCCGCAGTTCCCGAGCATCTACGAGGGTAAGTCGAAGGAAGACTTCGCCGTGCTCTCCATCTACACCGCTCAGTAAGGAGAGACGCACCATGCCGAAATACATCACCGACACGGGGCGTCAGACGCCCCTGGTGGCCCTGCAGCCCATCAACTTCGACGAGGTCAAGAACGGCGACGTCGTGGTTGCCGTGAAGCTGCCGCCGGGCGCCATCGTGCTGGGCGGCGCCCTGCACGTGGTAACGGCGTTCGATGGCGGCGCTGCCACTCTGGCCTTGGCCGACGACTCCGCCTTCGCGGCGCTGGCAGCTACGAGCCTGGCCGCCGTGGCGCGCACCGCGCTGGCCGGCGGCATGACCGGTAAGAACTACCCGGCGGGCACGAGCCTGAAGGCAACCATCGTGGCGGGCTCGCCGACCAAGGGCAAGGCCTTCGTGGAGGTCCAGTACGTGGTGCCGGGTCGCGCGACCGAAACGCAGACCTGACACAGGCGCGACGGGGGCTGCGGCCCCCGTTCCATCAACTTCCTGGAGATTTGAATGCCCCTGTTCATCAGCAACCGCGACATCACTGTCGCTTCCAAGTACGGCCACGCCATCTCGTTCGAGAAGAACAAGCCCGCCCGCGCGCCGGCCATCATGGCCGATGAGCTGGCCGCCCTGGGCGTCATGCCCGCTGACGGCGAGACGCTGGAAGAGGTCAAGACCTCGCCCGACGGCGCCGAGCGCAAGGCGCTGCTGGAGGCGGCCTTTGATGAGATCGCCAAGACCAACGCGGTGGAGGACTTCACCGCCGCAGGCGTGCCCAACGCGAAGGCCCTGGCCCGCGTCTCGGGTCTGACCGACGTGTCCGCTGCCGAGCGCGAGAGCGCCTGGATGGACTACAAGGCCGCCAAGGGCCTGTGAGCACGCGGTGACTGTCGAGGAACTGCTTCGGCTCTACCGGGTCGAGGTCGCTGACCTCGAAGTCCCGCCGTTTATTGACGACCTGACGGTCGTCTCTTATATCGACGACGCGCAGAAGATGTTCTGCCGTCTGACCTACGGCATCGAAGCGACGCGCGGGTTCCACATCACCCTGCGCACTGGCGAGGCCTGGTACAAGCTGCCGGCCGGCGTGCTCGACCTGCGCGAGGCCTGGCTGGACGGCCGCCCGCTCGACATCGTCCCGATGGAGTGCATGCGCGACCGCGGCCTGCGCCTGCAGGAGCTGCCGGACGGCTGGCTACGCGCGCTGATCACGGGGCTGGAGAAGAACACCGTGCGCCTGCCGGCGCCGGCCGGCGCCGAGCTCAACGGGCAGCGCATCACGCTGTCGGTCTACCGCCTGCCGACGCCCATCGAGACGGTCAGCGACGAGCTGGAGATCGACGAGCAGCACCACCAGCACCTGCTGCTATGGGTCAAGTACCGCGCCTACGACAACCACGACGCCGAGATGTTCAATCGCCGCAAGGCCGATGAGTACGAGGCGCGTTTTCGCGCCTATTGCGCCCAGGCCAAGGACGAACAGAACCGCGCCTACCACCCTGCCGGCTTCATCGCCTACGGAGGCTATTGATGTACGCCCCGTTCAAGAAGAACCTCACCCTGTACGAGGGCTCCGGGTTCTTCCCCGAGCGAATGCGCCTGCTCACTGGCGCGTCGCGCGAGACGATGGTGCCGGCGGACTTCACCGGTTGCGAGGCGCGCCTGGACGTGCGCGCGGACTACGACGACCCCGCGCCGCTGCTGTCGCTGAGCACCGCCGACACCACGCTGCGCTTGCTGCCTGACGGCTGGATTGAGCTCGACCCGCGGCTCGCCCAGATCGTCCGGCTGGAATGGCAGAACGCCGTCTACGACCTAGAGATCACGCACCCCGGACGCAACCGCCCGCGCCGCCTGCTGATGGGGCGCGTCAAGGTATCGCAGGAGGCAACGTGGCCTTGATTGAAGTGCTCGATTTCGACAACGCCGAGCAGCTGCAGCACGAAGTTGCCGTGCACGAAATGCTCATGTTTTCGGAGCAGGGGCCGCCTGGCCCCATCGGGACGATCGAAACCGCGGGCGTGCTGACCAAGCCCATGAAGCTGTCGGAGTTCGACACCCCGACCCTGAAAGCCGAGGCCAGGGCCAACCTGGAACTCGAACACATCGACTGCGGGACTTTTAACTGAAGGAGTTGGCAATGCCACGCGTGCAACTGAAACGAGGCCTCAAGGCCAACCTGCCGACCAGCGGCATGCTGGCCGGCGAGCAGATGTTCACCACCGACCGCGGGGCGATGTACGTCGCAACCGATCCGACCACGAAGCTGCCCGTGGTCCCGGCCATTGACGATCTGGCGGCGATGCCGGCGGTCGATGGCGCGGCGGACTTGCTGCTCGTCCACGACGCGAGCGAGAACGCGGCGCAGAAGGAAAAGAAAATCACCTTCGATGCCTTCAAGGCGGCGCTGAACATTCCGGCCGGCTCCAGCGATGAGAAGGTCGCCGTGATTTCCGGTGGTACGTCGGGCTTCATCTGGGGCACGGACGGCACGAACGGCGTGCTCCGCATGAACGCGTCCATGACGATGACCAAGGACGCCTCCAACGGCTTCGTGACCCTGGCCGTGGGCACCGTGGATTGCGGGACGTTCTAAGCCATGGGCACCACGATCAAGCGGATCAACGAGTCGATGCGTGGCGCGCCGGCGTTGAGCGCGACCGTCGGTTCGTTGATCGCGCTGCTCGACGCGTTCCTGGTCAACGGCTGGGGGCAGGCGACGGCGCAGTCGCTCGGCGTATCGGGCGGCGTGGCGACGATGACCCTCGCTTCCACCGACACGTTCGAGCTCGACACGATCATCGCCGTGTCTGGGGCCACGCCCGCAGAGCTGAACGGCGAGAAACGCGTGCTTTCGGTGACGGCAACGACCGTCACGTTCGCGTCCACGTCGCCCGATGGCCCGGCCACCGGCACGATCACGGCCAAGTACGCGCCGTGCGGCTGGGAGAAGCCGTACTTCGGCACCAACCTGGCGGTGTACCGCAGCTTCAACGTTGCTGGTAGCCGCCGGTATTTGCGCGTGCAGGACACGAACGCGGTTGATGCGCGCGTCGTGGCCTACAACTCTATGACCGGTGTCTCGACTGGCACCGGGCCGTTTCCCACCACGGCGCAGGTATCCGGCGGTGGGTACTGGCTCAAGTCAGCCAGCGGCGACACGGCGCCGCAGCGCTACGACATGTTTGGTGACGATGCGCTGTTCTATTTCTCGCCCGCGTACTACTACACGGTCTACGGTAGCGCCATCAGCGCGTCGCCTGGCTACCCGCGGCCTTTTGGCGACGTGCTCCCGGCGTCCGTTGCGGGGGACAGTTGGAGCACTGTACTGGGGGTTGGCAAGGCCGCGAACAGCACCAGTTGGGACGGTGTGCCCGGCACTGGCCAGCAGCCTGGCCTATTCGTTGAGCGCGCTTTCGGAGGCGCCGGCGGGTCTGTGGAAACCTATGCGGGTGCGGATGCCGGGTACGCTTGGGCAACCTCTGGTGCTGACACTTGCGGCGTAGGTGCGTTCCCCAGCTCTATCGACGGCCGCCTTCGGTTGTCGCGGTGCTGGCTGCGCGCGTCGCAGACCGACTACGCGCTTCGCGCGGTGCTGCCAGGGCTGTACCTCTCGCCGCACAGCAACCTCGGGCAGCAGACAACCGTCTACCCGCGCGACACCGTGCCGGGGCCCGGCAGCCTGTCGGGCCGCAAGCTCATGTTCTTCTATCTCGGCGGCGGTTCGCCAAGCGGCGGTTTTTTTGTCGATGTGACGGGGCCGTGGCGATGACCCACGTTGCTTCCATCGTCACCGTGCTCGACGGCGCGCTGTCCGTTGAGACTGACGCGCGCCCCGGTTTCACGCCGCGCGGGTCGGTGTCCGGCGTGATCGCGGTCAACGGCCAACCGGCGGCGATCAGCTACCGCGTTCGACTGTCGCGCGTGACCGATGGCCAGCACATTGCGGAGACGTGGAGCACGCCAGGCACAGGCTTTTACTCATTCAGCGATCTTGAGCTGTCGGAGCGCTACGTCCCGGTCGCGCTGGATCACACCGGTACGCATTCGGCGGCGTCCGCTGGCCCGCTGGAGCCGCAGCCATGAGCGGAAACATCAACTTCGGCGCGTCGCCACAGTCCGGCGGCCCTGGCGGCATCGGCGGCGAGACGCCCATCGTCCTGATCAAGCGCGGCACGCGCGCGCAAATCAACGCTGCGGCGACAGCGGGGCAGCTCATTGCCGGGCAGGACTACCTGATCACCGACGAAGGGCGGATGGCCGTCGGCTTGTCGCCCACCACCTACTCAGCCGCCGCGAAGCAGGGCGAGGGCGGCGCGGTAGGGGGCAACGTAGTCATCGGTAGCGTTGCCCCGACGCCATCTACCGGCGCGAAGGCGCTGTGGGTGCAGGACCTTGGCGGCGGCAACTGGACGCTTAACGTAGTAGCAGGGGACTGATCACGTGGCACTGCAGAACCTACTCGGCGGGCTGATGCTCGCGGCGCTGCGCAAGGACGCCGACGGCGCGCTCGTGGCAGACGGGCAAGAAACCCGCCTGCTGGTCAACGAAGACGGCCGGCTCAAGGTGGCGTCGAAGCCCGGCACCATGCCGCTGTGTCAAGGAACACTGATCAGCACGGCGGCTGCGGCGACTGGCGTGGCCGGTGCTGGCGCAGTGGCCGGCGCGGGGTTCGTCGCGGTCGACGTGTCGAACTCCAGCAACATCGTCTTCCACGTCAAGAATACCGGAACCGCGGCCATGGCCGCGGGCCAGTTTGCTTTTGAGGCGAGCCTGGATTCGACCAACGGCACGGACGGCACGTGGTTCGCCATCCAGGCGGTCGTTTCCAACGCCAACACCATCGTGACCAACACCGGCACGCTGGCCATCGCCATTGGCGCGGGTCACACGCTGGCGTGGGAATGCTCGGTGAACGGCAACATGTGGGCGCGCGTGCGCTGCACGACCAACGTCACCGCCAACGCGGCGGCCACCTGGTCGATTCTGCGCGGGGTCTACGCGACGGAGCCGATCCCCGCGGCGCAGATCAGCGGCACGCAGCCCGTCAGCGGCACGGTCACGACGAACTGGGCCGGGACCGTAGCGACTGCGACCAATATCAACAGCGCGGCCAGCACCAACGCCGCGCTGGTGAAGTCCGCCGCCGCGAGCCTGTATTGCGTGGTGGCAACCAACACGGGCGCGTCGCCGCGCTACGTCAAGCTCTACAACAAGGCCACGGCTCCAGTCGTAGGCACGGACGTGCCGGTGCTCACGGTGCCCGTGGCAGCCGGCGGCTTTGTGCCGGTGGATTTCGGTGCAATCGGCCACCGATTTACTACCGGACTCGGCGTGGCCATCACCGGCGGCGCCGCCGACACCGACACAACCGCGGTCGGGGCGTCGGAGGTCAAGGTCGTTATTTCCTACTTGTGATGGAGACATGGTGGAACCCGACACCGACAACAAGGCTGGCGCCGAGCGCCTGAAAAACCGCGAACGCGCCAAGGCGTTGCGTGACCGTTCGGCCTGGCTGCTGATCGCCATCGGCATCGTCGTGCTGGGCCTGACGGATTTCGCGCTGCTGGCCACGCTGCTGCAGTGGACAGCGTTCTCGCTGGTGCTGGCCGGCGTGACCATCGTGGTCAGCCGCGTGACATTCCCGACGTTGAGCCTGTCCGACCTGTTGGAGAAAGCCAAGGCCGGCGAACTGCCGTCGGCCGTGGTGGTGGCGGCACTGGTGCTGTTCGTAGGACTGCTGTTCAACGGCATCGTGACCTGGGCCAAGTGATGATGCTGCCCGTGGCCGCCCCCAAGGTCATTGCGCTGTTGCTGCTGGTGCAGGCGGAGCACTGGCCGCAGGCGCCCGCCGCTTCGGTCATGGCTGCGCAGATCGAGAAGGAGACCTGCATCACCCTGACCCACCCATCGTGCTTCAGCCCGCGCGCCGAGTTGAAGACGGCGCGGGAGAACGGTGTGGGTCTGGGGCAGATCACGCGCGCCTACAACGCCGACGGCAGCATTCGCTTCGACAAGCAAGCGGAGCTGCGCGCCCAGCACGCCGCGCTCAAGCACTGGAAGTGGGAGCAGCGCTACGACCCGCGCCTGCAACTGACCGCCCTGGTGCTGATGGACCGCACGGGCTACCAGCGCTTTGCGCCACTGGCGGCTACGCCGACCGACGCCTGGAGCTTCACGCTGGCTGGCTACAACGGCGGCGATGGCGCGGTGCAGAAAGACCGCCTGCTGTGCCAGAAACGCCCCGACTGCGACCCGCGCCGATGGTTCGGCCACGTCGAGCTGCACAGCGTCAAGAGCCGCGTGAAGTGGCGCGGCTACGGGCAGAGCACCTACGACATCAACCGTGGTTACGTGCGCCGGGTCATCGACCGCGCGCCCGCCTACGCGAATTTCTGGAAAGACCGTGGCTGATCAGATCGAAGAACTGGACAAAGACGTGCGCAGCCTCGACCGGCGGCTGACGACCGTGGAGGCGAACTATCAGCACTTGCTGGAGCGTGCCAAGGAGTTCATCACGCGCAACGAGTTCACGCCGGTGAAGCTGATCGCCTATGGGCTGATCAGCGCCACGGGCACGGCCTTGTTTCTGGCCATGGCGGCGAAGGTGTTCATCAAATGAACCGGACCGACTACAACCGCGAAACGCGCATTGTGCTGTCGGTGATGGCGGTGATGTTCTTCACCGCCGTGGCGCTGTTCTTGTCCACCATCTACGAGTCGGTGCCGATCACCGCGCGCCTCATCGGCATCGTGGACCAGGACGGCAACGAGAAGCACAACTTCAAGCCCGGAGAGTGGTTGTTCGTCAAACGCGAAGTCTGCAGCGAACGCGGGCTCGTCCCTGAGTTTTCAGGTTCGCTGACCAGCACAGAGACGCGCGCCATCATCAGCCAGCCGCCGGCACGCATCCCTGTGCGCGTCGGGTGTCACATGCACATCAGCGGCGTCCAGGTTCCGGCCGGGTTCCTACCGGGGCTGTACCAGCACGCACTGGTGCTGACCTACCAGGCCAACCTCATCGGCCGCGACCAGGCCATTGTGCTGCCGCCGATGGCTTTCGGAGTATCGCCATGAACCGCATCAGCCAATTTCTCGACACCGCCGTGTCCAGCGATGTGTTTGTCGCCCGCCGGCATGTGCCGTGGCTGGTCCTGAGCTGCGCCATGACGCTGTTGCTGACGGGGTTCGCCGGCCTGTACTTTGGCGCGCGCGCGGCGTCCGACAAGTTTTCGTCGGAGCGGCTGGATTTGCTGCACACCTACTCCGAGACCATCGGCCGCAAGGACGTGCAGATCAGCCGCTTGACCGACCAGATCATCGAGCAGCAGAAGGCGCACAACCGGCAGATCGATGAGCTGCGCGGCACCGTGGAGGGTATTGCCAACGTGATGCACCTGGTGGCGACCAACTCGCGCCACAACAGCGAGATTGCCGCCCGCCTGAAGGCGCGCATCGCCGAGCTGGAACGCCTGCGCGCAGCGCTGCAGGCAGAGCAGGGGCCGGTCAAGCCCGGCAATGCCCCGCCCGCGCGTGGCACGCACATCGGTCCGCCGGCTGACCGTTTGCGTCTGCCCACTGAACCTTTGGGGGTGCGCAAATGACGTGGTTGACCGTCTTCTTCAGCGGCTTCTTCGCCAGCCTGGGCTGGGCCGTGCTGTTCGCGGCCATCGGTGCGGCCCTGCTGGTGCACCTGTTCGGCAAGGCTGTTCCCTCCTGGGTACCAGCTACCATTATCGTAGCGCTTGGCGTAGCATTCATCGGTCTTTCAGCCGCAAAGGACGCACAGATTGCGCGCCTGAAGTTGGACGCCGCTGCCACCGCCGCCAAGCACGCGCAGGACGCAGCCGCCACGGCCAACGCGGTGACGGCGCTGCTCACCGCGCAGCGCGAGGCTGATCGCCTGCGCGCCGCCGCCGCCCAGGCTTCCGACACCAAGCACCAAAAGGAGTTGACCCGTGCGCTCAATGAAAACCGCGGTCGCGCTGGCGACCCTGCTCGTTACGGCATGCGCTTCGCAGGCGCCACCTGCCCCCAGCCAGCCGCTGGTGATCCAGCCGGCCAGGCCGGCGCCGCCGGCGTGGGCGCTGGAGCGGGCGAGGGCGTCGAAGTCGTTGGAGATGCTCGACGCGCTGTTTCCGACCTACGAGAAGAAGTCCTCACCGACCGCCAGGCCCTGAAGGCGCTGGCGGATTGGGCCGCACTTGATTGACAGAAAGGTAAGTACCCATGGCCAACACCAGCTACCCGAAAGGCGCGGAGAAAATTCTCGGCGGCGCCGTCAACATGCTCACGGACACGCTCAAAGTAGCGCTGCTGCCGAGCACGTACACCTACAGCACGTCGCACGAATTTCTCGATGCCGTCGGAACCCGCGTGGGCACTGATCAAGTGCTGACTGGCAAGTCGATCGCAGGCGGTGTCTTTGATGCCAACGATGTCGATTTCGGCGCGTTCGCCCCAGGCTCCTCGATCCGCTCTCTGGCGATCTATAAAGACACCGGCAACGCCTCTACATCGCCGCTACTGCTGTTCTTCGACATCGTCACTGGCCTGCCTATGACCACGAACGGCGGCGGGGTGACTATCCCGTGGGACAACAGCGCAAAGAAGATCGCGCGGCTTGGCGCGCCGTTCTACCCGAAGGGAGCCGAGAAGGTGCTCAGCGGCGCGTATAACCTCGGGTCGGCCGGCGTAACACTCAGGGCGGCGTTGCTGCCCAGCACGTATGTATACGACGGGGCGCACGAGTTTTTGGCGGACATCGGCACGCTCGTCGGCGCTGCGCAGCCCCTCGTGAACAAGACCATAACCGGCGGCGTGTTCGACGCTGAAGACATCAACTTCGGCCAAACGACCGGTGCGGCAGCGGGTTCGGTCGTCGTGTACGTCGACACCGGCACAGCTACTACGTCGCCGCTTCTGATGTACATCACGAGCGTTGTGGGGCTGCCCTACACCCCGAATGGCGGCGGACTCCGCCTGGAGTGGTCGCAGGGAGCGGCCCGCATCGTCAGCCTGGTACCGGCATAAGGAGAGACCGTGTTCAAGTTCGCCAACAACGCGACGCGCACACTGGCCTCCGCCACGACGGCCTCGTACCTGGACGAAGCGCTGGTGATGACCGGCACGGAGGTGGGCGACTTCGCGTACATGGGCCCTGGCGATACCCAGGTGGGCACGCTGACTGATCCGTCGCTTCCAGGGCAGTACGAGATCGTCGTCATCCGTGCCATCAGCGGCAACATCTTCACCGTCACCCGCGGCGCGGAAAGCACGCTCCCGGTGGCGTGGCCGGCTGGGGCCAAGCTGGAGGCCCGCGTCACAGCCGCGATGCTTGACTCGTTCTTGCAGCTCGACTATGCCGGCAACGGGACCGCCGGGACCAATGGTAGCAACTTCGCAATCAATGGCGTCGTGCCGAATGACTATGTGCCAGGGGGTACCCAGCAGATCGGTGGCTGGCCCATCATGCGCGTGCATCGCAGGAAGCCCGACCTCACCACGACTCAGGACACCAACTTCACCCATGAGGTGATGGGGGCCACGCACGTGCTGTCTATCGGTGCGCCGGCCGTGTTCAACACTTCTACCAACTACTCCCCGCACGACGTGGTGCGCCTGTCTGCATCCACGGCGTACCAGTACACCTACGCCCCCCTCCACCCGTTGATGGAGGTGTATACGAAGGTATCTCCGAGCGCGGGCGTCACGAGCACCATCGTCGTCGGCGGCTCGACCTACGGTCACTGGTTGTGCACCCCCAACCCGGTGGACGTGACGGTAGACCTTGCGCTCGGGCCGAAGAACGGGCTCATGGTCACTGAAGTGGGGTTCCTATGGGCCGCCTATGCGGCTGTGTCTTCCACGCCGGTCGTCTCCATCGGCACCTCGTCCAACGCCACGCGGTTCGCCAGCAGCGTGCCGCTTTCTCAGCTGTCCGGGCTGTCGTCCGTTCACCGCATTCCTGTGACCACGGGCGGCGCGCTGGCATCCGACATCCGGTTCACCGTCGTGACGCCGGCTAGCGGTCAGCTCATCGGGCGCTTCTACTGGCGTGGCGTCGCGCTCGCGGTGATCTGAGGCCATGGCGTACCCAACCATCAACGGCGCGGCCATCAACGGCGCGGAGGATGCCGGCGCCCTGACGATCGGGATCGAACTCGCCCGCGCGGGCACAGCCGCGCTGTCCGCGGCCCTCGTCGGAACGGGGAACGTCGCGCTTGCGATGGGTGCGCACAAGCTCATGTCTGGTGAGGACGTGGGGCTGCCCGTCGACGGCGTCGATCTCGCGGCGCCTGGGCTGCACGTGCTCCTGGCCGAACAGGCGCCGTCATCGAAGTGGCTACGGGCCGTCGAGTTTGAGGCGCTCTCGCTGGGCGCGCCGTCGGTCATCCCTGCCGCCGCCACGTTTTATGGCGTCGGTGCGGTGGGCCTCGCCCTCGGCGAGCCAGCGGTCGACATCAAGGCGTACGCTCCGACGTTCTCGGCGATCGAGTTTGGGGCGGCGTCGGCGGTGGTGGCGACGCTGCTCGCCGCTGGAGAACGCGCCTTGTCGGTGGGCACACCGTCCACGCGCCTCGCGGCGCGCGCGGCCGGTGTCGACCTCGTGCACACCGGACAGCATTCGTTGCGCGCCGACGGTGTGCGCCTGCTGGCGGCTGAGAGCGCCGCCATAGAGCTGGGCACGCCAGGCGGATTGAGCGTGCGACTGAAGGCGTTGCAGCACTCCGCTCTGCAGGCAGGAACGCACCGCATTGACCGGGGGGTCGCATGCTGACATACGAGAAGTTCTCCGGCATCAACAATGTTCAACCAGAACACCGTCTGACCAGTACGGACCTGCTTTCGGCGACGAACATGGACATCGGCCTGAGCGGCGAGATCACACGGCGCGAAGGCTATTCGCTGCTGTCCGACCAATGCCACAAGAACCTGTGGCAAGCGGATGGGTTCATGCTGGCCACGAAGGGAGCGCAACTTACCGCGCTCCACCCTGGCGGTGCGCAGCACGTTGTGCACCCGGCCATGGGGCCCGCGCGCGTCTGGTACTGCAACCTGCCTGATGGGCGCGTCACTTTCAGCAACGGCCTGATTTACGGCCTGACCGATGGCGTCACAGGGCGGGACTTGTTTGTCCCGACACCCGAGGCGGTCGGGTTCTACGAAGATGCCGTCGGCGCACTGCACCGCGGCGGCTACCGTTATTTCCTGTCGTATGTCCGTCTCAGCGACAACCTGGAAGGGCCCGCGACCGCTGGCACGTCCATTACCGTCGGCGAAGGCGGCGTGCGGCTGGCTGGCCTGCCCACGAGAGCCGGGCACGCCGTCAACGTGTACCTCAGCGCCAAGGACGGCGAAGAAGCGTACCTGGCCGGCACGACCAGCACCGGAGCCTTCGAGTTCACCGGTGCCAACGAATCCCTGGTGCTGCTGTCGAGGACGCTCGGCGCCATGTCGCCCGTGGGCGGCACGATCACTGCGTACTGGCGCGGCCGGCTGCTCATGGCTCAGGGCGACGTTCTGTGGGCAAGCCGCCCCATGGCGCCGCACCTGGCTGACTGGCGCGACTTCAAACGGATGCCGGCGCCGATCACTGCCATCCAGCCGGTCGGCGACGGGCTGTACGTCGGCACCGAAGAGGACCTGGTGTTCCTCGCCGGCGACACGTGGGACACGCTGGCGTACCGTGCGACCGAACTCGGCCCTGTCGTGCTCGGCTCGGGCGTCAGCGCGCCTGGCCACCGGCTGCGCCAGGGCGATGCGTACGGCGTAGGCCCTGCCATGGTGTGCATCGCGGGCGGCAAGATAGTCGCGGGGTTCAGTGGTGGCGCGACGTTCAACCTCACGGAAGATCGCTATCGCACAGGCGTGAAAGAGGTCTGCGCCACGTTCCGCGAGGTCCGCGGGATTCCACAGTACATCGCGGTGCCGCAATGAGTCTCTGGAACCCGTTCACCCGCCGGGCCGACGGCACGGTGATCCAGCCCGCCGCGCCGCCAGCGTTGCGGGCTGTTGGCGGGCCGCTGAACGAAGGACAGCTGAGGGAAGCGCAGGGCGCGTTCTACAAGTTCTGTTCGGCCGCGCGCGTATCCGCGGTGCCTAATCCCGTGCAGACGGGGCGTCTGTCCGATGGTTCGCCTTACCGCATCGTCGACGTGAACGGCGTGCGGACTATGACGGTGTGGCCGACAGAAACGTCGATTGACTCGCCCGCTGGGCTGCGCGGCATCGGGCTTACCACGGGCGCTGTCAACGCAAAATACTTCGTAGTAACTTACAGGAATAAAGCGTGGGTGGGCACTGCAGTGTCGCACTTCTACGGGGGCTCAGGCGTGTGGGTCTCCAGGGGCGGCAAACACTACTTCACGGACGACACCGCGGCCCACGGCGCGAACGCCTCTGGCTATTATGAGGGCAGCGCGCGTAAGTACGGCCCCGGCGCAGCTACCAGTCAGGCACGTGGTTCGGCGACTGTGCTGCGAGGTTTGGCGTACGCTGCCACGAACCACGGGTTCGGCGTCATCACGCCTGGCGGTAAATACGTGCAGGTCGCGCCGAACGTCTGGACGACTGACCTGTCGGCTGACGTGGCCGAAGTGGCAGTAGTCCCCCCGAAGACCTTTGCAGAAACGCCAGACCAGTTTGGCGCGTACCCCGTTGCCGTCACGACAGTAGCGGCAACGCCGCCCGACGGAGTAAATCTCGTACAGCCGCTACGGCTGCTCATGGGGCGCGCGGCGTTCAGTCGCCCGCGCAGCGGGACGGAGGTTTTCGCGCCGCTGGTGCAACTAGAGCGACCGACAGGTGTGGCCAACATCTACGGCGACTGGCTGTCTCCGCTGGCCCTGACGCACGAACTTCGCGTTGCTGTGCACCCAGAGTATGTGGCAGAAGTGATTCATCACGGCGATGTAGACGTAACGGAGTTCGTACCTGAAGCTTACCCAAGCGGCGGGGCAATTCCATGGAGGGCCACGATCCGACAGACGGGCTGGTTGGCGGGTACGCCCTCACTGACGACGCTCAAGCTCGTGCTGGGCGCGGGGCAGCTTACTGTCGACTGCCCAGACCGGATGGATGGTTTCGACAACAGGTACGACAACACGAAGCGCCTCCTGCGCGTTGACCGCCGCACTTCTCCGGTCTACGTGGCCAGGGACTGGGCTGATGCGAAGGTTTCCATGTCGGCGGCCCGCGATTTGCGCCACGAAATCACCGCCACAACGAGGGGTCGTGAAGTCTACGACTATGTGTTCAACGACGTTCCGCCATCAGGCATCTGGGCAAGCCAGGGCACCTGGTACGACTGGTCGCCTAGTCCAGGCACTGAGTTTAACTATGTGTGGACTAGGCCTGGAAGGTTCCGTAATGAAGGAGGGCGCGTCAACTACGGCGCTGCTTACACGACGACCACCGAGGCCACGTACAAGGACACGGTCGTGTTGAGTACGCCATGGGGGCCTATCACCCTGGTCGATGTGGATACGAAGACGGTCATGCGCTACAGGTACACGAGTTGGGCTCTGCTAGACGCGTCTGTCGCGCCCGCCGGAGGCAACGAGTCCGAGGAGAAGAAACTGCTCTCGGTCAGCGGGCGCGACGAATACAAGGTCATGGTCTGTATCGACCCCATCCTGTCCGTGGTGGCGTACATCGAATTCGCTACGGGCGGGTATCAGCTGTCCGATCTTGGAGCCTACACGCGAGTGCGCTCGGTTGGATCGTCAGCGAGTTTCGTCGTCCTGCATCGCGGCGAGGAAATCATGCGCCACGCGGTAACAACGTTTACTGAGGGCGTGCGAATCAGCTATGGGGACGAGCTCGACGGCGCGCGTACCGCGCGCCCCAACATCACGTCCTCCATCCACACGTCCGCCGCTCGGGTCATCGACTTTTCTGCCGTAGTGGACGACGACCACTACAACAGCTTCGTCGTCGCAGGCCACTACTGGTTTAACAGCGGTTTCTTCAACGTTGCAGGCGAAACGTCGACGTACTACCTGCCACCGAACGTCACCGACGGCGTTGTTCCACGACCAACACTGCCGTTGGGCTACGGTGCCTACTCAGTTAAGACCGCCATCGACCCCAATAGCGGCGGCGGCGTGGTGGCTGCGCTGAACGGCGGGCAGGTGCTCGCCTCCTGGGCAATAGCCCCCAATGGCGCCAGGACCGAACTCGGCGCGCTTCTCAGTCAGCTTTTTGACTACTCCGGCGAGCTGCCGGCGGTCATCGTTTCTGTATGAACACCATTGTCTGCAACACCCTGTCCGGCGCGGTGACCGAGTACGCCGGTTTCTCGTTCCACGCCATAACGCCGACACACGCGGGCGATGCGAGCGGGCTGTACGCGCTGGGCGGCGAAACCGACCCGGCGGCGCCCATCGTCGCCGACGTGCACCTGCCACCGGGCCTGCGCGGGACGTCACTGAAGAAGCACATCGACAGCGTGTACCTGTCGATGCACGGTGAGGGGGCTGCGCAGTTCACCGTGTACGGGCGGGCCGGGCAATGGTCATATACGTTCCCGCTGCGCGCAAGCGGGCAGACGCGCTGCGTCGTAGGTCGCGGCATCCGCGAGAACTATCTCGGGTTCAGCGTGCGCACGCCTGATGGGCAGCAGTTCACTATTGATCGCATCGAGCTCGCGCTCGTGCGTTCGCAATCACGGAGGGTCTAACCATGGCTGCAAACCTAGCCGGACCGGCGGCAATCGTCCAGGACAAGTACAACAAGTCCGTGCAGCTCGCGGATTCCGCGCGCGCGGAGGTGACGGCGTTCAACCAGGCGCTTACCGCCAGCATCTACCAGCCGCCAAGGATCGACGTGCGATGGGAGGGTGTGCTATCGCCCGCAGTAACGCCGATCCCGGCCGCGCCGCCGCTGCCCAAGCTGCAGGTCGCTGTACCGTCTGACGCGCCGAGCGGGCTTTCGGTCGTGATGAACGACGTGAACATCGACAACTTCGACGTCGCGGCGCCGGACATGAAGTTCATGGACGCGCCGACCGTGCTGATAGGCGAAGCGCCCGCGCTGCCAGAGCTGCGCGATGTGCCTCTGCCTGACGAGCCGGACGTCGTGCTGCCCGCGGCGCCGGATTTCATGTCGCTGACCACGCACACGTTCGACGGCGTCAACCTGCACGAAGGCTGGTTGAGCAAGCTGGACAGCATCCCACGGCTGTCGGTGCTGGAGCCTGCGCCGTTCAGCTACTCCCCAGGCAAACGGTATGCGTCGCAGCTCCTCGACAACCTGAAAGCGAGCCTCAACGCGCGCGTGCATGGCGGCACCGGCCTGTCGCCGGATGTCGAGCAGCAGCTTTGGGACCGCGCACGCGACCGCGAGACCCAGACCGCGCTCGCGCGCGAGCAGGAAGTCCTGCGCGGCGCGGAGGCGCTCGGGTTCCCGCTGCCGGCCGGGGCGTTGGCCGGGCAGCTGGCCGACGCGCGCCGTGAGTACCACGACAAGCTGTCCAGCCTGTCGCGCGACATTGCGATCAAGCAGGCTGAGCTCGAACAGCAGAACGTCAAGGACGCGATCCAATCGGCGCTGCAGCTTGAGAACCAGTTGATCGACGAGAACTACAAGTTCGAGATGCTCGTGTTCGAGTCGAGCAAGGCGGCGGCGGACAACGCCATCGCGGTGCACAACGCGTCGGTTGAGAACTTCAGGGCCTTGCTTGACGGCTACCGCGCGTACGCCGGGGCGTACGACACGCTGGTGAAGGCGGAGATGAGCAAAGTCGAGGTGTTCAAGGCGCTTCTGCATGCGGAACAGACCAAGGCCGACATCAACCGGTCCCTCGTGGAACGCTACAAGGCTGAGATCGAAGGCGCGATGGCCTCCGTGGAGGTCTACAAAGCGCGGGTCGGCGCGGCGCAGACCCTGGTCGAACTGGAGCGCACGCGCATCCAGGCCGGGAGCGAGCAAGTGCGAGCCTTCGTCGCCACCGTGAACGCCGAGACCGCGAAAGCCGAGATGTACAAGGCGCAAATCCAGGGCGAAAGCGCCAAGGGCGAGGCGTACAAGGCCCTTGTGGCCGCGTACAGCGCGAAAGTCGGCGCCCAGGCAGAGAAAGCCCGCGTCGAAGTGGCCAAGTTCCAGGCACACGTAGCTGCCAAGGGGCTGGAGTGGGACGGCTGGAAAGCCCGGCTGTCCGCGGCCGTCTCCGCGGCGGACATCGCCGCGAAGCACGCCAGCATCACCGTCGACGGCTACCGCGCTGCTTCGCACGCGGCCGAGGCTCAGGCAGGGGCGTCCGCGCGTTTGTGGGAGGCCCAGATCAAGCACTACGAGGCCGGGCAGACCATCGCGTACCAGACGGCCAAATACAACGCGGATGCGGTCACGCACGCCAACGACGCACGCATGGATGCAGCGAAGGTCATGCTCACCACCGGGTCTCAACGACTCGCCAGCGCGTGGGCTATGGTCTCTGCGGCGGCAGAGATTCGCGGCAGCAGCAACGACAACTTCAACTACTCCATGTGAGGCGCACCATGGGCTTGCGAGACTTCTTCCGCCGCAGCGCGGCGATCGGCGAGGACAACCCGCGCAACCGCGAAGCGCTCAAGGCCGCCGGTACGGGTGCCGGCGCAGCCGAACACGCGCCGGCAACGGCGCGGGCGGCGGCGGCCGCGGGCAGTGAGGGACAGGACAGCGGGCTGCGGCGGTTCAAGGCGCCGCGCAGGGCGCCGGAGGAGTGACGAAATTGTTGTGAATTACAACCCGTCAAAACTCTATATACAAAGACTTCATACCTACCCCTTTTTTCCTCTGGCGGAGTCAAGCACCAAGTGCAACACCGGTTTATTGAATGGAGGAACTGGGTTGATTGAGTTTGTCCAGCATGGCCTGGTAGACGGCGATGGGCGGGTAGAACCCATGGATGGCTCGCGGGCGGGT